AACATCTATTACACGATCAGCAACAGGAGGAGGATCAACCAATGCCAATTTTTTCAGAATTGAAATCAGTTGACAGATATACTAGAGCAGGTCACTGGGGCAAGTTCATCACGTGCCCCTCATGCTACTCTACTCAGAGAGTCCATCATTTTGCATGGTCTGCTCTTGGTTGCCAGTCATGTAAGAAGATGGTAAGCAAAAATGAGTGGAAAATACATGGTGATGGTACACCTTACTAAGTGTCATACATTTTTCCTATGAGTGACCAAAATCCATTATACTAACAGTATCAAATCAAAGAGGACTTTATGACCGCTTCAACTTACATTCCAAACCTTCCACTTGATGCACGAGTGGAGTTGTGGGTTCTTGATCTATGTGACGCTCTAGAGGCAAATTACGAGCGTCAGTATCCTGACTCACATAATGATAAGAGATTCGAGGCAGTCGGTGGACGCAAGTACTGGAAGATCATCACTAAGGATATTGGAGCAGATGGCAAAGAGTGGTCTGGTGGTGTCCATGCATTCGTAGACAAGAAAACTGGTGAGGTATACAAACCAGCATCTTGGAAGGCACCAGCAAAGCACGTCCGCTATGATCTCCGCATTATCAATCAGCGTGAGGAGTGCCTAGCACGTGCTGACTGGGCAGGTGGATATCTCTACATCAGATGAACATCAACCTAACAAGGGCAGAGGTCAAACACCTCTGCTATTCTCTGGGGTCAGACCAAAACGAGTTTTATTCCCCAGAACTCAACAAACCATTATTGTCCAAATTACATAACCTGATCTTAAATCCAAATGGCAAAGCAAGCACACCGAGTAGAAACCGAGTATCACGTCCTTGACTTCGACTCTAAGAAGTCATACAAGTCATTTCTGAACGATGGTCCAAAGGCAGCAGGTGTCTCACTCGATTATTATATGTTCGAGTTTGACCTAGAACCGATAGAGGTTGACAGTTGACAAAGAGGCACACTAAACCCCCAAATGGGGGTTTTTTATGTGTATAATAGGTATATACCAAAGAAAAGAACATTATGAACAAAACTTCCAAGATCATGCAAAGAATACTACAGGTTGAGAATTTCCAAAATGTTGCCTGTGTATGTGCTGACTGGTCAGAGTTTGTTCAGGAGTTAGCAGAGTGGGGAGTCGATCACGCAGCAGGTATTGATTTCGATGATCCTGATCTAGACATCCCTACACTAGATCGTTTCATGGTCACTGAGAATGGATACGAAAGAACTGGTGACGATTTCAACCTACTCTATGCAGGTGCTTAAAGTGGCACAAGACCGCTTGATTTTTCCCTAAATCTATGCTATGCTTAAAGCATAAAGGATGAGGGATAAAACCAAATCCAAACAAGGTAACAAACATTCAATTTCAAAATTATGTCAAATTCAATTAAATCTCTTTTTTCACAGTCAATCAATCTCTGTGACGACTATCTCGGTTTCGAGTGGTCACGTGGTGTAACAACCAATATGTTCGATGTCTACAGACGTGAGAACGATCTAGATCCTAATCTTGCGATCTATCACTACGGTAACGACCGTTTTGAAGTTCGTACTATGGTCTATACCGATAATGGTTGCATTGTTGGTGATCAAATCGATCTCGGTCGTTTCGATAATATCTCAGATGCAGAGGACTGCGCCGAGACTTATCTCAAAGATCTACTTCTAGACCTAGGAGTTTGATCGATGTTTGAAATCAACGGTAAGACCTATTCTCACAAGGAACTAAACCTAATGTGGGATTTCTTCTCAGAAGATCAGTGGGACGCTATTCTATCCCAAATCAACGATCCTGAGATCATTAATTCAATTCAATCACTATGGAGGCAATCCTACTAATGTCATGCTTACAAAACGAGACCATCCTAGAAAACATCTACGAAGAGGTCTATTCTGAACTAGTCGATAAATTCGCTGCTTGTTTCGATCACCAGGAGATTGAGGCACTCGCTGAAAAGATCACTAGAGAACGCTTTGAAGACCTAGCACAATAAGTCTTCATTTTTTATTGCTAATCTTATCCCCAATTCTTATCATGAATCAAATTGAATTTCTCACTGAAGTATTATCAGACTGGTGCAATCAGGAAGGCAAAGAGTTTATTAGTGCTGATGATTTGCTCTATACTGATAATAGTCTTACAGAAGATCAATCTAGTTGGTTATCTAATTATATCCAAATATGGGACATAATTGTGGATAACGACGGCGCACAATTTGAGGGAGCATAGATATAATTATGAGATTATTCTTATTAGGAGTTGTTGTTATCGTAGGAGTGAATATAGGTCACTCGATAATAGATAAGCAACACCAATTACAATATGAAAAGTTTCAACAATGGTGTAAAATTGACCCTGAATTATGTCAGTCCACTTCCAACTAATCCCTTGGACATTGTTAACACATGCAATCGACTTATTGCAGTATGAGGAAGATAACAAAGAAACTATGACTTACCAACAATTGTTACAACAACTCAATGAACTTTCCCCAGAAGAACTATCACAAACAGTCGTCATATATGACAAGGATACTGAAGAAGAAATCCGAGCAGATGACAAACTCGTTATTAGAAACTCAAAGAAATTCATCGGCATATAGTACATCTTGTTGGGAAGAATCTATGACAGGTGATGAATACTTAGACTACCTAGATAGACGAGAAGCACAAAAGAATGGATGGTAATTATGCTCTCTAAGTATAACTTCATTAAAGGCGAATTAGTCCAATTAAATGATGATATAGGCAGGGTTAATTACATTGATGAATTATACATTACAGTGACAACAAATAGGTGGAAAGATGATAATTATATGACAGGATATAGAGAGAGTAATATATTAGTTTATCCACAGGATTGGGGAAAACTTATATTCATTACACGTAACAAGATTAAAGAAGAAAATGATAAGAAAGAACAACAGATTACACAAACAAGTTATAAGTCACAGGAGTATAGATACAGTGACATACAATAATATATTATGAGCAAATTACCTAACAAAAGTGTTAGTTCCGCAGATCAAATTAGGTATGTGTTTATGACACTTAAGGAGACAACTTGTATTACTTGGGAATACATTAGAAAACACAAATTGTGGAAGGTTTCTAACACCTCTGTGGAAAAGTATGATGAAAATGTTGAAAACAATTAAATGGTAATATAAATGTATTAGTGTTTACTTTAACGTTGATAAATGTCTCCGTTAATTGTAGTCTTAGCGCACAGATTACCGACACGTCAATGTTACTTAACACACTGCAATTACTTGACAATCTATCAGAAATCGTCTATAATGTTATCAATACAAACTATCAACAATGTCAATGTATCTCCCAGGAAAGTATAAACAACTCTCCGAGAGTTTTCCACAACTTAACAACAATGACCTTGTAGATTACTGCCAATTTATGTTAGATACGGAACAATATTCGGAGGATGAAAGTATAAACAAATCATGCACACGATTACTCGCCGAAGGTCTCTGCTACCATGTGCCAATAGACTAAGTGTTACAAGTACTTGCCAATGCCCCTCTGAGGCATGTATAATATTAGTATAAATCAAAAGGAGCACTCATGCAACTTACCCCAATTGCCTCAAACATGACTGAAGTTGAGACAGAGGACGCAAGGATTCTGTTTTCATATAAAACTCCAGTAGCGGCATATGTCTTCGGCAAGGGTTACGTAAAGACCGACAAATTCTGGTCAGTAACAACTAGCAGACATATTAACAAGTGGATGGGTTCACAAACTGCCAAGGATTGTGCTCTTATGTTACAATCAGACCTTGACAATCTAGCATGAGAGTATAAAGAATAGACACCCAAATCGCAGTGGTGGTCTATGATCTTGCCCCTTCGGGGGCCGTTTATATTAAAAAGCTTACTACCCTAACCTACAAAGGTTCCCAAACGCTAGTGTTATATAATAAAAAAATAAAAAAATTACCACCATTAAAAATTTTCCACAGGTAAAAAAATGATTGACAAGAACGCCCAAGAAGCACAGGACGATCGTGTATGGTGTTTAGAGCAATTACTCAGAAAAGAGGGGTTCCTAGACCCTCGGATGTATGAGTGTGCACAACAATGTGCCATCTCTGGTAGACCCGAAGACAAGGAGGCACTATATACATCGTGGGAGAAATGGAAATCAAGTCATCCCAGAGAGTACACACAAACAAATAGACTATGAGCAAGAGATTCACTACACGTCTGGAGGAAGATGACTTCGGAGATTTGATATTAACAATTCCCTACGATATTTGCGAAGAACTTGGATGGGATACCGACAGCGATCTTCAATACGATGTGCTAGATAATAAGTTCACACTTAAAAAGGTAGAAGAATAATGACAGGATTCTTAAAGAAAGGTTTTAACACTGGACAATGGGCATTTCGATTAGTATTTGCTGTAGTGGTAGTAGAACTTGCTATTGTAGCAGGGAGTGTAGTAGGATGTTTTGAGACTAATGCATGTGATGAGAATGACTCAGATAATATCAAAGAGTTAATGCAAGGTCTGGCAACCAAAACTTTTGCTCTTTATGCTGCTGAGAAAGGTATCAATGCAAATACTAAGAAGGAAGAAGAAGCTTGATACAATATTATGATACTGATATAGCATCTAAGAAACTGCATGACGACCTCGTGCAGTTTTCTTATGTTTGTGGAAGGTATGATAATAATCAGGAAGGTGATGTAGATCTACGTGCTTTGTATTATACGAAGGATTTTAAGTTAACTGATCCTTTTGTAGAGAATATACTATCACGTATTGAGTTATGTGGTATACCTGTACCAACGACTGAGTGTTATTCTGTATATGTTAATGTTCTTAAGTTCGGTGATGCGCCTGTTATCCACTGTGACTGTGCACCTCATATACATCAGGGATATACTATGATGGTATATTTGAACTCACATTGGCATCCTAACTACGGTGGAGAGACTATTTTCTATGATGATGAGTTAGAGATCTATAAGAGTATACTACCTAAGCCTGGTCGAGTTGTTATATTTGATGGTAGAATACCTCATTCGGCGCGAACACCCACACCTTATTACTTACATAACAGATATGTGCTAATTTTTAAATATAAAGGTATAATGGGAAAAGAAATACCTGGGTCTTATGATTGTGGAATATCTGGATTCGATCCTATTACAGTAAAGGAGCTATTGTATGAGTAACCCCCGTCGGCGGCGATCCACGAGTCTTAGTATAAAGGAATGCCCTTGTTGTGAAGCGAGATGGTTAGATGGGCAATTGTACTGGGCTACAGGACGAGAAGCGTGCCCTCATGACCTTGCTGGTCTAGTTTGTAACGAATTGAGTGATGAGACGTGTATAAATGCTTGTAAAGGGTCTACAAGCGGTCTCACTTGGAAACATAGAGAGATAATGCTTGACTTTTTCGATATATAAGGATATAATCAAAACAATTACATGTTACATATGAGAGAACAATTGTTAGCGGCAGTGATTGCTCACGCTAAAGGTGAGATAGCCAAACATAAAGTGAATGTTAACGTCTATCTGGAACATCCAGTAGGTATTGGAGAGCATTCTGACATTTCAGAAGCAATTCAATGCGAATTGGATAAGATTGCACGTTATGAAGATCAGTTAGTAGTCATCGAGAAGTATTTTAGTACTAAAAAATGACCACTGAAGAGGATAAATTCCATTCTCTTGATGAAGGAGAACTAATTGCTGAACTTCTTTGCATTACAGGTGAATTAGGTGGAACAATGCAAAGAACTGAAACCCTAAACAGCACGGGTAGATCTTCTAAGAAAATTGTGATAGAATATAATGTCAGAACACGAGTATGATGAACATTGGCTAGAACAGTGGAAGTTCAACAAAGCTCTTGGTGATGGTTTAAAGCAAATCATTGATAGACTTAATGAACTAGAGAAACGTGTAGCTGAACAGCCAACAAGTGATAAAACCTTCTATAAACCCTACGGATATGACGATTATCTGTCATTATTCGATACTTTTGACACTATTTTCAAAAGATTAGACGATTTAGAGGGAAAATCACGCACTTTCGGCAAAATTTAACCAAAAACGGAGTATTTTATGGCAAAAGCAGTAGCTTGGAACTCAAATAAGGACTATATTGAGTCAAAACCGAAGAAAACACGTCAAGGACGCAGTGCTTTAACAAAATACGCACCATCGTCTCGTAATTCCGCGAAGAAGAAGTATCGTGGACAAGGACGCTGATATGTCTCTAAGTAAAGAGTACAGATGCCGTTTAGTTGAAATCTGTTGTAAGGTAAAACTGAATCGGCATACTACTCTTGCTGAACGCATATGGGTAAATAAACTAATTGAGCACAATCGCCACGCAAGAGGCATCGCAGAGAGATTTGATTATGTCTGATAAACCAATACCAGGAAGTTACATAGACACTCAGGGAATGGGTGGTCCTATGTCTCCTGAAGAAGCAGCAAAGTATAAGGGAAAAGCGCAAGTTCATAAACCTGCTATCATGAAACCTCGTCGGTTGTTCACTGATACATATGTTAAGGAGTTGAAAATACTTCTTAATGAGGTATTAGACGAGAGAGAAGGTAAATTTAACTACACTTCTTACTTTGATACGGAAAAATTCAAACATTATGTTGGAGAAGAGGAGCCACCTTATGACAAAACGAACATGGACACAGGAAAAAAAGAATCCTAAGCATAGTAATGTGTGGGAGTGGGATGAAACTCCTGAAGTGCGTGCAGCACTAGCCAAATTACATGAGGATATCCGTGAAAATAACGCAAAAGATAATTGATGATCTAGAGAAAGCTCTGGATATGCGTAAAAAGAATGGTGAACCCGTATGGGATGACGGAGATGATATTGATGTGTGTATTGGCGGTACATTTGCTGCTGATAAGTTCATTAGTCTTATAAATCGTTCTAAAGAAAAATAATCATGTTCAACTTCAAAAAGATCAAAGAAAAGAGAATGGAGAAATATGAGGAGTATCGTAAGAAGTGGCGTGATGAAATGAAGTCTATTGTCCGTGAAGCAATGGATGAATGGACCGAAGAGTGTGAGTATCTAACCAAAACACCTGAAAATGGACGAGATAAATGAAGCTTGGTCGGAGTCCCGACTAAACAAACCAAAAAAATATCCGATGCCTTTATGGTTAACGGATGACGAATTCGATTTAATGGTAATGCAGGTTTGGAAGTCTAGAAAGACGGAACCTGCTTGCGATAAATTATATCAAAGGCTTAAAGCTGTGCAAGACTGTGTTGCCTCGATAAATAATAATTAGTTACATTATGATTAGTGACTTATCAGGCATTACCCGAAGGATTATACATTGGTGCTAGTCCTGTCGCAGGACAGGGTATATTTACCAAAGTTCCATTAAAAGTAGGGACTGAACTGGGTCTTTCCCACATTATTTTGCAAGAAGAGATCGTTAGAACACCGTTAGGTGGGTTTATTAACCATAATGACATTCCAAATTGCGAAAAAACGTGTTCAAGGGTCGAAAAAATGTATAATTTGACAAAAACCCACTATAAGTCAATAAAAAGATATTATGTTAAGGTCATTAGACCTATTGAAGCAGGTGAAGAACTATTTTTGAGCTATACTTTCTATAAAATCTGATGGCGTTAAAAGAGATTAGAGGATCTAAAGTCAATTTATCACGTGCATATAAGGATGTAGGCATTGGGTTGCTTATGAATACCTTTACAAAAGACGCTGGTGTGGTAAAGAATGAGAATGCTATCAAACAATCAATTAAAAATTTAGTACTTACACAAAGGGGAGAGAAATTGTTCCAACCTGAAATTGGATCAGGTGTCTTCGATTTGCTTTTTGAACCGATGGATCTGTTTACAGCAGATGCGATTCGGGATGAGATCATAAATACTCTTGGTCAGTATGAGCCTAGAATAACTTTAGGACCAATTACTGTTAGGGCTAATGATGATACCAATTCGTTTGATGTAACTGTTGAATATAGAATAGTTGGCCAACCCATTGTGGAAACCGTCAATTTCGTGTTACAGAGACCTGAATAATGCAGCCAAACAATTTAACAGCATTAGATTTTGGAGATATTAAGTCTTCAATAAAATCATATCTAAGAACCAGATCAGAGTTTACAGATTATGACTTTGAAGGTGCTGCGCTATCGTATCTGATTGATACTCTAGCATACAATACTTACTATACCGCATTCAATGCTAACATGAGCATGAATGAGGCATTCCTACCGTCTGCTACAGTAAGAGATAACGTCGTTAATATAGCAAAACTCCTAAACTATGTTCCACGCTCTGTAGTCGCTGCTAGGGCGTGTGTGAAGCTTGTTTTACAGACTAAGAAGACTAGTGAGGCATATCCTAGCACAGTTACCCTTAAGAAAGGTGCAATCTTGCAAGGTGGTGCATTTATGTGGAATATTTTAGCAGATACTACAATATCTGTTGATCCTACCACTGGAATTGCAACATATGATGATGTTACAGTAAAGCAAGGGGCAATTCTTCAGTTCTCATACACAGTTAATACATTTGCTTCACAAGTCTACAAGATACCTTCTGAAAATTGTGATATTTCTACACTCACTGTTAATGTAAAGGCAAACGAAACTTCTACAACATCAGATTTATACAATAAAGTTGATACTATAACAAGTCTTACTCCTACATCACGTGTATATTTCCTCTCTGAGGGTGAAGATATGCGTTATGAGATAAAATTCGGTGATGATAGCATAGGTCGTGCTCTATCTGATGGTGAGGTTGTAACCTTAGAATACTTGGTAACTGATGGTGCGGAAGCAAATGACGTAAATGTCTTTAATTTCATTGGTAGATGCGAAGATAGTCTTGCAAGAACCTATACAGCATCTGATATTACTATGACTTTGAAAATGAAGTCTGGTAACGGAGAAGTTGCTGAAACTATTGAATCTATCAAATATAACGCTCCAAGATACTATTCTTCTCAGTACAGAGCAGTAACAGCACAAGATTACTCAATTATCACTAAAAAGGTCTATGATAATGCAGAATCTGTTGTTGCATATGGTGGTGACTCACTAAATCCACCAATTTACGGTAAAGTTTACATTGCTATTAAGACAAAAACTGGATCACTCCTTAATGATCAGACTAAAAAAAGTATTGCTGCTGATTTAAGGGGTTATGCAATGGCATCTATTGATCCTGTTGTAATTGACCCAGAGAATGTATACATTTATCCAAAAGTATTTGTTCAGTATGATACTGGTTGTGGATCTGATACTTCTACAATTAAAACAAATGTATCTGCAGCTGTTGAGGCTTGGGCAACACAGACTCAAATCAATAACTTTAATTCAACGTTTAGATCATCACAGTTTGAAAAAGCAATTACTTTAGCAGATAGGTGTGTAACTGACGTTTCTCTTCAAACTACAGTTTTACGTTATATTAAACCTACTACGAACCAAACTAACACATATTCCATTTCTACTGGTTCTGCACTCTATAATAGTGCTCCAAGTAAGGATGGTGGTGATGGCGTTTGTAAAAAGGAACCAATTCTTCTTTCTGGAACATTTAGAACTTCTGACAGACCAGGTGTTGATCAGCAATTTGAAGATGATGGTTATGGAAATTTAAGAACGTTCTATAACACAGGAACCAGAAAAATCTATACTAATGCCAATGCTGGTACTGTTAACTATGATACTGGTGAAATTGCCTTTGGACCAATTGCTATTATTGGTGCGGGATTAAACATATCACTGACTGCAGTTAATATCACTGATTCTCAAACAGGAGCTGGATCTGTTACAGATTCTACGTTACTTCCTGTAGATCTTCAAATACCAGTCCAGTTCATCCCTTCAAACTCTAATAGTATTCCTGCTTCTACTCCAGGGACAATTATTAATATCGTATTGCCAGAAATTACAGTAGCTGCTGTAGGAACTGCACCACCTCCCACTATCCCACTAAATAGTTTGACACCAACAATTTTCGACCAAACACCTTCAACGGTTACGGTCGCAACCCAGACAGCAACCAACTTAAACACATCATCTTGTTTGTAGAGTAGATGACAAATATCAATAAGGTATCACAAGCGGTAGTCGCACAGACACCAGACTTCGTAGAGTCAGAATATCCTCTCTTTAATAGATTTCTTGAGTACTATTATGCTTCTCAGGAAAAGACAGGTCTCGGACAAAATATTTTAAATAACTTTCTAGGTTATCTCGATATTGATAAATTAGATATCGGTATCCTAGATGGTGCCACTAAGGTTACAGAAGCGATAACAGCAACTGACGATACGATTGTTGTAGAGAGTGTTGATAGGTTTTTAGATAAGAATGGTAGTGTTTTAATTGGTGATGAGGTAATTTTCTATGAGAATACTACTCATGCTCCTAACGTTGCTCTGACTCCTGGTGTTAATTATGACCAGGTAAAATTAAAATGGTCTGAATTAGCAAGTCCTTTAACTAGTTTTGATGGAACTACTTCAAGATTTCCATTAACATCTCAGTCTAATCCTGTTGGACCACCATCTGCCCAACATTTGATTGTACGTATTTACGGTGATTGGTTAATTCCAAATGTTGATTATACTGTTGATGGTAGTCATATTGTATTCGCAACTCCACCTAGAGCAAGAATTCCTGCTGATGATGCAGCATATACCTATATTACCTATTTGAATGGTTTTATTGAGAATGAATTGGTCGCTATTGATAATATTTCTGGTTCATTTGGGGAAAGTAAAAGACAATTTACCATTACTAAGGGTGGTGTAAGATATGAACCAATTGTAGATGAATATGTTATTGCAGTCTATGATAATGTTCTTTTACAACCTAAGATCGATTATTTCCTTGATGGTGATCAGTTTATCTTCAAAACTGCTCCATTAAACGGTAGAATTTTATCATTGTATGCTATTGAGGCACCTATTCCTTCATTTGGATCAGGTGCTGTTGGATATGCTCAAATTAGTGATACTGGAACCATTACAGGTATTGCTGTTAATACAACTGGATCTAAGTATAGATTCCCATATCCTCCTAAAGTTTCAATTACTGCTGACACTGGTGGAAGTGGTGCTTCTGCTACTGCATTAGTAAATGGTGTTAAATCCTTAGCACTATTAAATGGTGGATATGGTTATAGTGAAAGTAACCCACCAGTAGTTCAAGTTCAGTCTCCAACATTAGATGGTTCTACACAAGCAACTTTAAAGGCAACTGTTACTAACGGTGCTGTTACTAGGATTGACATTGAGAATTCAGGTAGTGGATATACATTTACACCTAGAATCACTTTCAGACAGCCTGGAGGTGCTACATTAGGGACTGGGCAGATTCTATCTGGTTCTATTAGTACTGTTCCTCCTATTACTTACGGTGGATTTGGATATACTACTGCTCCTGAAGTATATGTTGATGAACCTACTGGAGATAACCCAGTTAGAGCAAATATTCAAGCAACTATAGTAGAAGGTTCTATTAGTGCTCTTACAATCTTAAATGCTGGACAAGGATATACTTCAACACCTAGAATTGCTATTATTGACCCAGTTGGTGCTCAAGTTTTAGAAACTATCATCGATACTGATGGTCGAGTAACAGCAATTGAACTTTTAAATGGTGGTAGTGGATATGAGGATGTTCCTTCAGTTTATATTGTTGATAATAGATTAGATGATAGAGGAAACTTTATTGGTGGAAGTGGTGCAAAAGCAGTAGCATCTATCTTTAATGGTCAAATTACGGATATTAACGTTACTGAATTTGGATCTGGATATAGTTCTGCTACTCCTCCAACAATTGTTATTCAAGCACCTCCAGAGGCAGAAGCATCTGCAACTATTGGTGTAGATGAAGTTACTGGATTTAATATTAATCAAAGTGGATCTGGTTATACTAAAGCACAATTCTTAGGATGTGCTAGAGCAGCAAGTGCTATCAGTTCTTATACAGAAAGTGGTAATGCTAATTTTACAAATGACACAATTGCAGCTGCACATGCTTTAGATGCACCAGTTAAGTGTCTTGACTCATTATTTGTTAAGAGATTACTTGACAAGTACACAGAACAGTTCTTACCTGATGTTCCTACGTTAGATTATACTAAAATCGACGTTAGAACAGCAATTAAGACAATTAAAGACTTTTATAGTGCTAAGGGAACTTCTTATAGTATTTCTTATCTCTTTAAACTTCTTTATGGTGAGCAAGTTAATATATCATATCCTAAAGATCAAATCATTAAACCATCTGCTGCAACATGGTCTATTGATACAATTCTTCGTGCAACTATAGTTACTGGTGACCCTGCAGATATTAAAGATGGTCTTCTAACTCAAGATGCTGATATTGCTGATGATAATATTAAGGCAGCAACTGCTCTTGTAGAGAACTTTATTTCTATTAAGACATCTGAAGTTGAGATTTATGAATTAATTCTCTCAGAAGAGACAATTGATGGGAAGTTTATTGTTCCATATAAAACAAAATTAGCAGAACCTCTTAGTGCTACAGATGGCATTATAACTGTTGACTCTACTATTGGTTGGCCAGAAAGAAACGGTGAATTTGTTATTGGTGGATCATCAGATATTACAGAAGTTATTCAATATAAAGAAAAATCTTTAAACCAGTTTATTGAGTGTACTAGATCAGTAAATGGTGTAGTTGAGGACTGGGATTCTGCTACTGAAGTAAAATCAAACTTTAAAGTTTATGTTAATAAGGGAACTGCTCAAGAAGTAGTAATGAATGTTGTTGGTATTGTTGATGCTCAACAAACAACCCTTACTGACACTGGATCTTATTACTTACCAGGTGATAAACTTGCAATTTCTAAGTTAGGTGGAACAGATACCAAGTCTGAACTCATTACTTGGTTGTATAACGTTAAAAAGTTAATTTCGATCACAGGTATTACATTTGGTGGTGTTAATGATCAATCTGCTACTGTAACTTGTGCTAATGCTCATGGTCTATTGGTTGGTGACCAGGTTACGATTTATGGTGCTAACCCAATCATCTATAATGGAACATTCCTTGTAACATCTAGGGATAGTTCGACTGTTTTCCAGTATAACTTACCTCAACCAGGTGGTGTTATACCTCAAGGTAATATTCTTGTATCTATTGACCTTAATAAGGGTAAATCTACAAGTAATCAGATTTTAACTGCTATTGGTTCTTATACCACTAACGTTCAGAATACATTCTTTAATGACAGCTATGTTTATGTTGCCTCTACAGGTATTCCAAACTATAACATTGGTCCTTTCCCAGGATCTGCACTTCTTCCTGGTAACCAGAGAAAATTAAATAGGTTCCCAAGAACTGCACAAACTATTTCTACAAAAAATCTAATTAATCCTGGTCCTATTGGAACTTGGGTTAATGGTGTATCTGTATGGTCATATAAGTCGTCTTTATACAAGACATTTGGTGCTGTAACTGGGATTTCAATTACTAATGTTGGTAAGGAGTATGATGCTGCATCTCCACCAAATATCACTATATCTGGTGGATCTGGTAGTGGTGCTGCTGCATCTGTAATTGTTAACGGATCTCTAAGTGAAGTTGAAGTTCTTACTGGTGGATCTGGTTATACATCGTCTCCATTGGTCTCTATAGTCGGCGGTGGCGGGTCTGGAGCTGCTGCTACTGCCATTATAACCAAAGGTATTGTTTCACGTATTCTAATCAATTCTGGGGGAACTGGATACACCTCACAACCTCAAATAACCATTGTTGGAGGTGGTGGAACTGGTGCAACTGCTACTGCAAACGTTCGTGGTCCTATTCAATCTATTTCAGTAACTAGTGGTGGTGCATCATATACATCTAAACCAGATGTTAAGTTAAGTTCTGGATCAGGTGCTGTTGCTCAAGCAATTGTACAGAATGGTCGTATTATATCAATTGCTATCATTTCTGCTGGATCTGGATATACTACTGCTCCTGAAATTAGTATTCAAGGTGATGGTTTCGGTGCTGTTGCTAGAGCAAGTATTGATGTTGATGGTGAAAACGCAGGAAGAGTTACTAGTGTTGAGATTCTTAACAGAGGTATTGGATATATTCAAGGAACTACACTTATTAACTTGACTTCAGTTGGTCAAGATGCATTATTTGCAGCAAATGTATTCCAGTGGACATACAACCTTCAAGAGACTACTACGTTAGATGATGCGAAAGGTGGAGTATTTGAAGGATATAATAACCAATATGGTGGTGAATATGCTCATTTATCAAACCCACAAAGATTAAGGTATGTTCTTGGTGATAATTTACAAGAACCTACTATAGGAAATGTAATTGAACAGGCAGAACAGTTAGATCACTCACCTATAGTTGGATGGGCATTTGATGGTAACCCAATTTATGGTCCTTATGGTTATAGTGATCCTACCGATCAAGTTTCTGCAATAAACAGATTAAACACTTCATACAGGTTAAAGGCAGAACTTGTATATGATGTAATTACTAATCCATATCCAGTTAGAACTGCTGGTCCTTTATTGACTGAAGAACCTGCTGGTAAGTTTGTTGAAGACTATGACTATGTGTTTGGTTTAGGTGATCTTGACCAGTACAATGGTCGTTTTTGTAAGACACCTGAGTTTCCAACTGGTAGATATTGTTATTTCGTTACTATTGATACTACTGAGCAAGGAAACCCAGAATTCCCATATGTTTTAGGACCAAGTTTCAACTCAGTTGTTGATACATGGAACTTAAGCACTAGTGCTGTTCAGCAGAATATTCCTACTGGTGTTGTTAGATATCGTGATCCATATGAGAACGTTGATATTGACGTTGAGAGGGCACCAAATGCCTCTACAAACGCTCTAACTACTGAAGATGGTGAATTACTCCTATTCGAGGTAGAAGACGAAAATAGGGACGCTGTTATCTCTCAAGATGAGACTGATGATCCAGATCAAATCTTTGAGGAATCACCTCTACAACTCTTTGATTACTTCCCTAAAGTTAAGTTTGACTCTAAAGTTGATATTGAAGTTGAAACTATTACTAAATTTGAGGATGCTTCTGTAACTGGATTTACAGTTGAAAACCCAGGTACATCTTATCAGGTTAATGACCGTCTAGATTTTGATAATACTGGTACTGATGGTACTGGTGTTTCTGCTCGTGTTTCACATATTAAAGGTGAAACAGTTAATAATTACAGCTTTGAAAACGTAGGTGGTGTTAATTATGGTGTATTAACGACTGCTTTACCTCATAATCTAGTTACTGATGATCAGGTTGTGGTGTCTTATACACCTATTATGAACAACACCAATAAGACATTTGTTGTTAAACAAATCAAAGGTGTTGAAGAAATTATTGTTAATCAATCAGGATCTGGATATAATAGTGAAATTCCTCCAACAATGATTATTGATGGAGATGGAAGCGGTTCTACATTACAAGCGGTTGTATCTACTGTTGGATCTATTTCAGAAGTTAAAATCCTTAACTCTGGACAAGATTATACTACAAATCCACGTGTTATCTTATCACACCCTCAAATCTATAAGAAAGCAGATTATTATGTTTCTAAGATTGAAAATGAGAATTATGTGAAAATTAATGATGTTTATGTAAACGCTGCTAAAGAAGTCTTTATTTGTGGTAAAACCAAGGATTCCTTTGGATATACTATTGGATTTGTTTCTAAATTATCTGCTACTGGTGTTAAAGATTGGGAAAAGACTATCAAGAGCACCACTGGTCAACAAGAAGTAGAACTTGAGAAAATACTTGTTGATGGTAATGACATCTATGCTGTTGGTCATAATAGACCAAATTCAAACATTCTAGAAGCATATAACCCTGATGTTATCCTTTGTAAGTATACACAGGCAGATAACGGATTAAGTGCAACTCTACAATATCAGAAAGGATATGCTGGTATTTCTGGTTCTACTCGTTCTGATAATGTTAGTGCTATTGCTAAGTATTCTGATACTAGATTCGCTATAGGTGGTTATACAAATACTAACTCTGGTAATCCATATGATGCTTATATTGCTGTTGTAGACACAGTTGGTAACTTTGCTGTAAAGAGAAAGATTACTTCTACTAATGTATCTGAAAAAATTACAGATTTACTTGTTAACGGAACCGATATTTACTACACATTTGAAATTGCTAGTACTCCAAATGGAGCATCGATTGATACAGGTATTGGTAAAGCACAACTTGGTACTAGTGCAATTACCCTTGAGTGGAATAAGCAATTATATAATGCGTTATATTCATTCATGGATACAAGTCTTAGTGTTGATGAATTTAACGAACTTTATATTACTGCTTCAACAAGACTTAAAGCAGATAATACCACAAAAGATGGATTCTGGGTTGGTAAATTAAACACTTCTGGTGAAATTCTTTGGAATTATCGTTATGCTGTTGCTGGTGGATACACTTCTTATGTTGCTGCTAGATCTCATATTGATATCTTTGGTGATCTTAACATTGCAGTTAATAAGTCATTAAACGCAACTGGTGAGAAAACTGTAGATACAGTTAAAATCGGATATAACGGTGTAATTAAGAATCAGACTAATAATAACTTTAACGTTAATAATGTTGAAGGTATTACTGCTTATGGTCTATATCCTGATAGTTCTGGTGATCTCCATGTATATGGACAAACATCTTGGAACAGAAATGAACTTCTTCTTGAATTCACTAATGGTGAGACTACAGATACCACAGGTCATTACACTCCAACCTTTATAGGTGAAGGTGATGCACTTAAATTTGATTCTACAAACGGATTTGCAAAACTATTAGGTAAGGATACTGTTACTCCTACTACATGGGAAAATGCAGTTATTAAACTTGCTGGAGCAGATCTAGGAACTAAGATGGCTAGTGACTGGACTGTTGAGTTCATGTTGTATAAGGATACTGCTAATAGTAATACACAAACTCATAACCAGACACAACAAACATTAATAGCAATTGGTGATGCAACTGTTAGCACAGGTGGTCTATGGTTGTATTATGATATTGCTAGTGGAGAATTACAATTAGTTGTTACTGCAAGTGGAACTGCACTTAACTCTGCATCAGGTGCTCTTCAGTCTACAGTTACTACAATGTTTGCTGATAATACTTGGCAATTCATTGGACTTAAGAAAGAAGGAGGACAATTTACAGCATATGTTAATGGTATACAAGTTCTTCAAGGAACTATCGATAATACTGCCTTTGGTAATAAGGATCTATACATTGGTAATATTCCTGGTAGAAGTGGAACATTAGATAATTGGCGTTCTAATGAGCAGGGTCAATATTGGGTTGATAACTTACGTTTAAGAAATAGAGCTGTTACTCCAACAGTTCCTGGTGATGTTACTAATTATCCTGTTGCTGGTGGATTTGGTGAGAGTAATATTTGGGTTGATACTGCTTGGTTTAGCACATATACTAACAAGTATGATTACATTGATTACACTGGTTGGGGTCTAAAGGTTGATAAGAATGCTGATGCTACAAGAATTGGTACTCAGACTACTCAAACTAATACTCAATTAGGATTTACTAGAACTGCGATTGCAATTCAAACAGGTAATGAATTAACTATTAATAATACTGGATTTGCTCTAGCAGAAGCTGGATTCCAGAATTTAGACTTTGATGATGCTGATACTTCAATGACTCAAGATTCTGAGTCATTAAATTACCTTCAAGATGTTTGGAGTTCTAGAACTGCTACTGTTCCTTCTCCAGGTTCTCAAAAGTTAAAAGTTACTGCTGTTGTTAAGGATAGGTATTTCTTTAAAGTTACACCTACTGTTAAGATAGACAATATACAGGAGTTAACTCTTAATCAGCAATTCGTCTTTACTACAGGTGCGAAATTAGTCCTTAATAATGATTCAGATGTCTTTATTAATAGTGGATACATTATTAGACAAGATACTGTTAATAAGAAGATTTACCTTGCTGTTAATAATAATCCTTGGTCTAATGATCTGAATACTGGTAAACTACTTACTGAGCAATTTAATGAGCAAAGTAGTTACGGTATTGTTGGACCGATTCCTGCAGATATTAACGAATTAGTCTTTACATTCTCACAAGTTAATAATACTACACCAGGTACATTTGATATTGATCTAAACACCTATGATCATCCTGAAGGTGGAACAAATAACCTTGATGATCTATGTAAGTTGAAACCTTATAGTGATGATGACTATTCTATAAGAATTGATGAAGTTTCTGGTGGTTCACCATTTATTGTTGGTTCTGTTATCAATATTAACTCTGGTGACATATCCTATAATTCTGAGTATACTACTGCTCAAATTACTAATTTAACAGGTGTTCTTAAGATTACTTTAGTTGCAACACTCACAAAGACTCTACAAGTAACTGCTGTTGGTAATAGTGATGAAGTTTATGTAATTACTGGAAGTAGTCATTATCTTACTGAAGGTGAGGTAATTAATGTTGATGGTAACCCATCACAAACTTATGACCCAGGTTCTGGTCCTGTAGTTTATGATGAATATGATGGTGCGTTCCCAATTCATAGTGTTGTAAGTCCTGTTGAATTTACTTACAAATTAAATCAGGTTGCTCTTACTTCTCCTGCACCTAGTGGTAGTAGTGTCAGTATATACGTTAAATCTCCTGTCTTGAAGATGTATTATGGACATCAATATCTCTTTGATGTCAGTCATTCTTCTATGGCTGGTGGTAACCTATCATTCTCTAAAGATAATCTATACAAACTAGAATATTCATTCAACTCAATCGAAAGAGTTGGAACTCCAGGTATAACTGGTCAAGGTGTTCCTACTCCTACAGTTAAATTAAAAGTTGATGATGATATTGTTACAAATATTTCTTATTACTTTGACCCATCTAGACCTGATGCAGCAACATCTCCAGTTATTCCTTCTAGTTACTTAGATGTAACGGATTCACCTTATAAAGGTCAATTTACGATTCATTCTATATCTGGTGCAACAATTACTCGTGGTGCTGATACTATCAAGTTTAGACTTGCTAATGAACCAGAAGGTAATGCTGATATAATTAACACAACATATAGCACTAGTTCTCTAAAAGCCGTTGGATCTATTAATGATATTCGTATTGTTAATCCAGGTGGTTTCTACACTAGATTACCTGTTGTTACTACAATTCAGTCATCAAGACAGATAGAAAGAGTTCAAATCAATGAACCAGGTACTGAATATGCAGTAGGTGTTTATAATAGTGTTCCTATTGGTGGTGATGGTGAAGGTGGATTTGTTTCAATCACTGTTGCTGATGGAACTGATGATGATGGTGTAACAATTCCAGGTCAGATTCAAGAAGTTGTAGTTACCTCTCCAGGTAAAGGATATACTACTGCTACAATTGATGTTGAATCAATTTCAGGTATTCTTGGTGCTGGATTAACTGGTTCTGGTGTAGATTTAACAGTTGTTATTCCTCCTGTTGGAACAGGTGCTTCAATCTTTACCAGAGGAACTAAGGTTGGTAAGATTAAGAAACTTAAGAATAATAACTTTGGTTATGATTATCCTCATGACTATACTTTACGTCCTGAGATTTCGTTCCCAATTAATGCTCAGTTAACTTCTACAAGTATCCTAGACAGTATTACAATTACTGACCCAGGTTCTGGATATTCACAATCACCTACTGTTGTTATTACAGGTGGTGGTGGATTTAATGCAACTGCTGAAGCAACTATTAAGAACGGTCGTCTAGATGATATTATCGTTAAAGATCCAGGTTCAGGTTACTCTTCTGCTCCTGTTGTATCTTTAAGATCATCCTTTAACTATGTTGTTAACCTTGACTTAGGATTACTACAGTTTGCTTTCCCACATGGTATTCAGAATGGTGCTGAAGTTACATTAACAGTTACTGATACTGGAGATGGGGCAGATTTCCCACTTGCTGCTGGTGCTATTGGTAGATTAAATGCATCTAACACTTATTATGCTATTGCTGGTGCTGCAAATTCACTAGAAACTAACCAGTTAAAACTTGCTATTACTGCTTCTAACGCTGCTTTAGGTGATGCTATTACTTTCGTTAACGCTGGTGAAGGTCGTCAGACTGTTTTAACCGAATCATTTGGTGGTGCTGCTACTGCGAACGTTGTAACATCTACTTTCCTTGAAGGTGAACTTGTATATCAAGGTGATTCATTAGATGCTGCTACTGCTAGTGGATATGTTTCAACTAACTCTGGTTGGCAGGTTGGACCTAGAGTTATTAAGATTGTTGATTACACTGGAGATTTTTCAGAGAATCAAAGAATTACAGGTGTTATTTCTAAGTCTTCAGGTATCATTAGTGATTTAAAGGTTGCTCGTGGTGTTCTAGAAATTGGTTCTATTACCAAAACTACTGGTCAATTCATTGATGACATTGGTAAACCTTCTGAAATTATTCAGAAGATTCAAGACTCTTACTATTATCAGGACTTCTCCTATGCTGTTAAGTCTGCTGTTTCTATTGGTGAATGGAAAGAGATTTTACTTAAGAATGTTCACCCTGCATCATTTAAGGTATTTGGTGAGTTAAATCTATCGGATTATGGTCAAATTCCTAATAAGGAAACTGATTTCCAGATAACAAAAGCTGTTGAACTTGCAAGAGAAGCAATTGTTCCTAATATACAAAGTTTCTCCCTAGTTGAACCAGTTTATTCAGAATTTAATAATTCAGAAGTTCTGTTCCGTCAGAAGAGACTAACGTCTTCTGAGAACATTTTGACTTCTGTTGTACAGAGATTAGATGATATTTCTAATCAATTTGATGGTGTTAAGACTCAATTCCCACTACAAGTTAATGGTGATAATGTAGTTGCTAATGCTAATCAGTTAATGATCATTTTGAATGGTGTTGCTCAAACTCCAGGGACATCATTTACAATTTTAGGTGATTCTATTGTATTCAGTCAACCACCTCAACCACCTGCAAGTGTCAAATACGTCAATGTTGATATACAGCAAATTGATATAAAGCAAGTAGTATTTACTAATATTAGTGGTATTTTCCCAATTAGAGGAAATACGATGGTTGGACAAGAATCTCTAACCAGATTTACTGTCACAGCAATTGTTGGAGATGATGTTCAAGGTTATTTTACAGAAGGAACTGCATTCCAAGCAAATGAATTGGTAAACAATAGTGCTACTGGATTTGTTGCTAATTACGTTTCTATTTCAGATATTTCAAATCTTGGTTTATTTGTATTCGGTGAGACAGTTAGTAACCATGATGGTCAGACTGCTAAGGTTGAAGCAATTAACTTAGCAGGTGGTGCAGAAGATCCACTTGCTCAACTTCGTTACGGAGTTGGTCCTTCTACTGCTGCTATTGAAGTTGTAGCACCTAAGCAAATTTCAACTGATCCTGATACTCCTCCTGCTGCAGGAACGTTTGTTGTATCATCTAATTATCAGATTGGTTCTGAAATTGTAACTGTTACTCAAATAACTGTCAATAATGATTCTTGGACATTAGAAGTAACTAGAGGACAACTTGGTACTACTGCATTTACACAGGCAGAAGATGGTCCTGTTTATTCAACTAGTATTGCTGTTAATAACAAATTAACTTTAAGTAAGACTACTGGAACATATCAGTCCACTCCTGGACTATTTGATCTTGCTCTTGATGATGTTATTATGGGTGCTCAGTCTGGTGTTGTTGCAAGACTTACTGCTACAGCAACATATCAAGATCCTACAACCAATGAGTTTATTGGTCAGGTCAATATATCTGAAGGTTCATCATTCTTTGGTCTATTATTCAACAGAGTTACATCAATTACATATCCAAACATAGTTTTAGATGACATTTCTAAGTCTACAATTAGTGTTGTTGATTATGAAACCTTTACAACAGATATTGATTCACAATTCCCTGCTAATGAATATGTTAGCAATATAGTAATTCCTTACGATAATGCCAATGGAACATTGGTTGTCGGAGAGATGATTAGGAATTATAAGATCTCTTACGGAAATAATATTGGTGATTTTGTTACTGGTGAAGATGGAAAAGCAAGAAAATTAACCTTTAAAGATAAGCAAGGTTCTGGATTATTCGGAACTGGTCAAATTATTAGAACTAGAGATACTAAGGCTGAAGTTATTGGATTTAACTATTCAGGTAATACAATATATCTTGGTAAGATTGGTAGATCATTAAGACATGGTGCAGATTATCATGTAATTAACTTCTCTAATAGTGCACAATTAGATACTGCACAGAAGAAGTTTGGAACTGCTTCATTGCTTCTTGATGCTGCAACAAATGATTATGTTCAGATTCCTAAGTCTTCTGAATTTGCTCCTGGTACAGGTGATTACACTATTGAATTCTGGGTTCGTTTAGATGCTGCTTCATTAACTGGAACTATAACTCTAGTTGATATGAGGGAATCTGCGACAGAAGTTGCTCCTAGAATTTACTTAGAGGCAGCACAAGTTCGTTTAAATGTTAATGGTTCTGATATAGCAAATACTGGAGCAAATGTTTTAAACAATAATGTTTGGTATCATTTAGTAATCCAAAGAACTGGTACTGATGTTAAGATCGTTTCTAATGGAACAGAGATTGGAACTGGAACAGATAGTGGTAACTATACAGCAAACAAACCAATTAGAATAGGTTCTGATTGGCAGGGACTTAATAGTCTTGCTGGATGGATTGATGAATTTAGATATTCTAGACTTGCACGTTATGCTACAGTTCCATTTACTTCTCCTAATGGTATTTGGCAAGGAGATACTGATACAAAATTACTAGTCCACTTTGATGGTGCAGATGCTGCAACAGTTACTGAAGATTGGTCTGGTGGAGAGAGTTTTGGTAAGGGTGAATTCGTTAACAACGATGCTTTAAGTGTAACTTATAAATCTAATATCGCTGGTGCTCCTACAGGATTTAATGGTAAGATTCACAGATATAAGAATGCTGCAGATTTATTAATATTAAACAAAGAATTACTTGCTCAGGAATCTGTTTATATCATGAAGCAGGTTTACCCTGCTCATACTATCATTGGATCTGAGTCTGATTGTGAGGATGATGTAAGAGATGTTATTGATTCTCTTGTAGAAGATTTACGTAATGGTAGTAATCATCATATGTGGAAGGCTTCTTCATACTATGTTGATAGAACTACTAATCCTGTTACTATCTTGAATGTTGAAGATGATGTCTCTATGACAGTCTACACATTTGAAGTTTTAGATAGAATCATCAAGTATATTGTTACTAATACTCCTTGGGATATACAAGGTGATCATGGATTAATTCAGCATTATGATACTTCTATTACTAATGATGGTTATACAACTCAAGTTTTAGAGAAATATAGTCCAACTGATATTTCATACCATCCAACAATGGGTGATATGTTAATCACTGCTGCAAATCATAATTTAAATGGTCCTCACCATATTACAGCAACTAATGCTGCATATACTGCTACAACAGGTGTATTAACTATAACTGTTCCTACAAGTCAGGTCAGCGTTACTGGTGCCACTTATGACCATGCAACTGGTGTAATGGTTCTAACTATTGGTGCTCATACTTTAACAACTGATGATAGCGTTAAGATCGCTACTGGTGGAATTACATTTAGTTGTGATAATAGTGGAGTTGGTACTGGTGCATATCCTAGAGCAGCAGGTGCTAATACACCAAATGGAGAAGATTATGCATATGACAAGTATCTAAGAATTCAAGATGTAACTGCTACAACTATTTCAGTTAATGTTAATGGTGGTGCTGGTGCTATTAGTCATGCTTATGCTCATACTTACTCATCATCTTTATCTAACTGTTTAACAGTCGGTCATGGTCTGAAGAATGGAGATAGGATTAAGTTTGAACCTAATTCCATCACAATGACATGTACTTGTGATAATAATACAGTTTCACAGAGTTATCCTAGACCAGAGGATCCTGCAGGACAAGGATGGTTAGAAGTTTCTAACGTTGCTACAGGAACATTTGATGTCAATGTCGGTAAATCACCTGCAATAAGTTATACTGCTGCTAGTGCAACTTATGATGCTGATACTGGTTTCTTGACGATGGATATCGGTGATAATGATCTAAAACCAGGTAGTAAGCATAGTGTTCATAATGCTGACTATACTGCGTCAACAGGTGTAATGACCATGAATGTTGGTAATGATCAATATCATGTTAGAGATGCTGATTATAGTGCAATTAGTGGAGATTTAGAACTAACAATAGATGCTCATAATATAGAGACAGGACAAAAAGTTAAGATTTCTGATAATTCACTTCACTTTAGTTGTGATATGGATGGTCATACAACAACCCACTCATATCCAAGACAGAGTGATCCAGCACATAATAATCAACTTGAAGTTTCACATGTAACTGATACATCAATTACGGTTAATGTAGGAATTTCTCCAAAAGTTACTCTTACTCCAACTGCTGCTACCTTCACACCTACCACAGGTGTAATGGCTTTAACTGTTGGTGATCATGATTTACAAGCACCAAGTGTTCATTCACCTACTAGTGCTGCTTATGATCCAAATACAGGTGTTGTAACTCTTACTCTTGCTAATCATGGATTTGCTGAGGGTGACAAGGTAAGACTTGCTGATAATGCATTAACCATGAGTTGTAACTTTGGTGGTGCTACTGGTGGTGCTGCACAGAAGACTTATCCTCGTTCTACTGACCCAATTAGCGGTAAGTTTATTCCAATTACTAATGTAACTGCAAATACATTTGATATTCAATGTCTAGCAATTATTCCTTCAACAAATACTGATGCTCATTCATTCGTTTCATTTGCTGCAGGTGGATTAGAGAGACAAAATACATCAATTAGAATTAAGTCTAATAGTCTTCTCTTTACTTGCGGTTATGGAACTGGTGTTCATTCTTATCCTCGTTCTATTGTTGATCTTCATACTGTAACTACTGGAGCATATAATCCTACTACAGGTATCATGACATTAGATCTCGTAGCAGGTCATGGAATGAAAAATGGTGATCGGGTTAGAATTCCTGATTATAATATTGTAATGACTTGTGCTAAGGATGATCATACTACACAGCACTCTTATCCTAGACCTGGTGATTATATCAGTGGTAAGTGGATCCCAGTTCAAAATGTACAATCTACTAGTGTAGATGTTCAAGTTTTAGATGTTGTTCCTTCTACTAATACAAGTGCTCATACATTCGTTGGATATATGGGTAATCTTGAGCAACATCGTGATATGTTCTATGAGATGCCTGTCAATATTGATTCGGTAGGAAGTAGACATACAATTACTGCTGCTTCTTATAGCGGTGCTACTGGTGTAATGACAATCACAATTGGTGCTGGTCATTCATTCAACAATGGCGATAAAGTAATGATTCAAGATGATACTTTATCCTTAACTTGTTCATTCGGTAGTGGTGGAACTAAAACATATCCAAGAGCTACTGATTATGCAAGTAGTAGATGGTTAGAAGTATCAAATGTAAGTGGAAATGATTTTGATGTTCAAGTTCTAGATGTTGTTCCTTCTACTAATACTGACACTCATACATTCTCAAGTGCTGTTGCTAATGGTCTTACACATCAGTCAGGTGTAATTACTATTAACGTTGGTAAATCAAGTAATACAACAACTCATACATTTGATTCTGCTGTTGCAGATGCAATTATATGTGGTGGTGATTATAAGCATAAGTTTAAGTCTGCAGATCCAAATCCAATTACTGTTGAGCATGGATTCTATACTGGTGATAGAGTTATGTTTGATAGAGATTCATTGATCTTTAAGTGTTCAATGGACAACTATGGTAGTGAGCATACCTATCCAAGAATTACAGACCCATATTACAATAAATGGCTTCCTATTAGTAATGTAACTCATACAGAATTTGATGTTAATGTTGGTACTACTGCTAATGTTCAGCATAATGTAACTGGTGCCACATATGATAACGCTAGTGGTGATATGGTGTTAACCATTGGTGCTAATCACGGTCTTCAAGTTGGAGATGATGTTATTATCGGAAATAATGCATTGACATTTACATGTTCAATGGATGGTAATACTGCTAATAAGACATATCCAAGAAATATAACTTCAACACATTCTGTAGACTACACTGGAGTTTCTTATAACTCTACAACAGGTGTAATGTCCATCCAAACTGATGGTGATCATGGATTCCAAGATGGCGATAAGATTACGATTGCTGATAATTCACTGTCATTTACTTGTGGTGAAGATAATCATATAACAACTCATACATATCCAAGATCTACAGACCCTATTAGTGGTAAGTATATCGAAGTATTCAACTGTCAAGCATCTACATTTGACGTTAATGTATTAATGGGAACAACACCCACAAATACAACAGATCATACTTGCACTGCTTCTACTGCTAATTCAATAACTCGTAGAATTGATAGAGCATATGAGAGTTCTATACCAATTAGTTTTGTAGATCAAACAGCAGGAACAATCACTGTTAATGTTGGTGCTGCACCTCAAGTAGATTATGACGTTTCTGATGCATCCTTTGATACTGCATCTGGTGTAATGACATTGCAGGTAGGTAGAAGAACCGCAACAGGTGCTACTTATGATCCTTCAACTGGTAATTTAAAAATTACGACTGGAGCACATAGTCTAACAACTACAGATTCAATTAAGATTGTAGCTAACTCTCTAACATTCAGTTGCACATACGGTGCAGGTATTCATAATTATGTTGGTGGAAACGTTACTAATGCAGTTAGCGTTAGTGGAACTAATGAAGATGTCAACTTTGCATCTTATGTTGCACAAACTGGTTACTTAATAGTTAATATTGGTTCTCATAGTTATACAACTAGTGATACTATAACAATTGCACAGGATGCATTAACATTTACTTGTTCTTTAGATAATCATGGATCTAATCATACATATCCAAGAGCAACAGACCCTGCATTTAATACAGCTCTTCCAATATTAGCAGTTGATCAACTTAATGGAACGATCACTTGTGCTGTTGGTGTAAGTTCACCAGGTAATACATATCCTCGTTCATCAGGTGCTGCTACAACAAGTGGTGCTGACTATGCATATGATAAGTGGCTTCCAATTACAGCATATGATAGCACATCATTTACTGTTAATGTTAATGGTGGTCAAGGTCAGATTTCAATTGGTAATGAAGCACACACCTTTGTTTCTGCAGCAGCTAACGGAATAGTTACTAAGAATCATTTAACACCAAATACTAAGATTAAAATCCCTGCTAATGCATTGTCATTCAGTTGTACTTACGGTAGTGGTAATCACACATATAATGGTGGAACCGCATCTAATGCTGTAAATGAAGTTGGAACTTCTAATCAATATAATGTAACAAATGCCACGTATACTCATTCTACAGGAGAATTAGTATTAACAACTAATTCTACTACTATAACTGCACCTACAACTCATACTCCAGAAGCAGGAACTACATACGAACCTTCTACAGGTATCATGACCATTAAGAAAACTGGTCATGGATTCGCTGCTGGTGATTTAGTTAAACTTGCAGATAATGCAGTAACATTCAAGTGTGCTCAAGACAATTATATCAGTCTTCATTCTTATCCTCGTGCTTCTGATCCAATTAGCGATAAGTGGATAGCGATTGTAGGAATAGTTGATGCTGATCAGTATAATATTCAGGTTCTAGATGTTGTTCCATCTAGCAACTCAACTGCTCATACATTTGTTTCTGCAACCACTAATGGTATTCAACATGCTTCAAGTATGATAACTATTGATGCGAATTCCTTATCATTCACTTGTGATGCTGATAGTAATAATTCAAGTCATACTTATCCTAGATCAACTGATCCATTCTATAACACTAATATAGCAGTTGAAGGTGTTTCTGGTGGAACACTTACTGTTAATGTTGGTAAGGTAGCTGGTGGTCAAGTTAAGACTTATCCTCGTGCATCTGGTTGCACAGGCGGTAACTGTGTAGGTGGTGCTGATCCATTCTATGATAAGCCAATCAATATTGATTCAGTAACTGATTACGAAATTACTCTTAATGTTGGTATTGCTTCTGGAACCAGTGCACCTCATACTTGGGCAGGTGGACTTGCCAAAGGTGCTGTTGTTGCAGGTGCTCCTTATACCCATACTTGGGCAGGTGGTACTGCTTCTAACGCAGTAACATCTGGTGGTAGTTATACACACCAATTCATAAGTGCATCTCCTGGTGGAATGACCAGATCTGGTGAAACTTTGAAACTTCTCAAGGATGCCTTGACATTTACTTGTTCACAAGATAATGATTCTACAGATCACTCTTATCCTAGAGTTGATGATCCATTCTATAATACAGCATTACCAATTTGGGGTAATGGTAGTACTTCTAGAATGACTGTTGAAGGTGCAACTTATAATACAGTGACTGGTATGTTAACCATGACAATTTTGAATCATGGATTAACAACATCTAATGAAATTAGAATAGAGAATTATTCATTAACCTTTACATGTGGTAAAGATAATCATTCAACAGAACATGCTTATCCTAGACCTAATGATCCATTTGCTGCCAGATGGTTAAAAATTAACGCTGCTAGTGATCACACATTTACAGTATTTGTAGGTAAGGCTGGTGTAGAAGGTCAATTTGGACATTTATTTGTTAAGTCTAATCCACATGGTATTGTTAAACGTGACAATAGCGTAACTATTAATGTCGGTGCAACTCCAACTGTTGCTTATACACCAAGTGCAGCAACTTATAATCCTTCAACTGGTGCTCTAGCATTAACTATTGACGCACATAGTCACCCTGCTCCTACAACTCATACACCAACAGATGTTGCATATAATCCTGTAAGTGGTGTTATGACATTGACTATTGCAGGTCATAACTTCTCTAATGGTGAGAAAGTTAAGATTGCTGATGGTGGATTAAAACTAAGTTGTAACTTTGGTGGTGCCTCTGGTGGTGCTGCACAAAAAGATTATCCACGTGCAAGTGATCCAGTTAGCAATAAGTGGATTGAAATCTTTAATGTTACTACAGATACTTTTGATGTTCAGGTTCTAGATGCAATTCCTTCTACTAACGTTGATACACATACATTCGTAAGTGCTGTTTCAGGTTGTGTTAGCAAGGCAAATTCAACAATCAAGATTGCTCCTGATTCATTGATAATGACTTGTGCAATGGATGGTTCTGTTGAGAAGCACACATATCCAAGAAGTAATGTTGCTACTCATACTGCTGGAACTGGAACAATTTACAATCCAGTTACAGGTGCTTTGACAGTTAATATTCCTACTGAGTCATTTACTCCTACTGCTGTAACATATAACCCAACATCGGGTGATATGACAATGACTATTTCTGCAAATGCAGGGTCATATAACATTAGTGGTGCAACTTATTCACCTTCTGCTGGAACTCTGGTTCTAACTATTGGGTCTCATAGTTTAACAACTAATGATAGGATTAAATTCACTCCTGAGTCTATTAAGTTCACTTGTGACTTTAATAACGATAATAACCAGACAGTTAAGTCTTATCCTCGTTCTGCTGGTGCTTCTACTGCAACTGGTGCTGACTATGCATATGATACATGGTTAGATATTGCTGCTGTAGGTGCTACAACTATAGAAGTTAATGTTAACGGTGGAGCAGGTGCTATTACAGATATTAGTAACCACACCTTTACTTCTGCACTTGATGGTGCAATTCAGGTTGGTCATGGAATAATTCCAGGCAATAAGATCAAACTTGCTCCTAATTCCTTGACAATGACTTGTGACTATAACAGTGACGGTAACACAACTCAGAAGACTTATCCTAGAGCAAGTGGTGCGACAACAACTAGTGGAGCAGATTATGCATATGACACATGGCTTCAAGTTCGTGCTGCTGATTCAAATACTATTACGGTCAATGTTAATGGTGGTCAAGGTGCTATTACAGATACTACAACGCATAATTTCGTTTCTGCGTCTGCTAATGCTGTCACTCTTGGTCACGGTATGGTTTCTGGTACACCGATTAAGATTAAAGATAATTCACTCAAGTTCAGATGTTTAGAAGATCAGAACGCAACTATACACACATATCCTCGTGCTACTGATCCTGCAAGCGATAAGTGGTTATTCATTAGTAAAGTAACCGATTCTCAGTTTGAAGTTGATATTCTACAAGGAACTACTCCAACAAATACAACAACACATACTTATGCAGGTTCAGATACTGATGGTATTATCCAAGGAGATCCACTTGTTGCTCAAGCAATTCCTATTGATGCAGTAGGTGCAACAACTGTTACAGTTAATGCTTTGGATGGTTATTCACCTTCATTTACTCCTGCACATACATTAAGTAGCGTAGCACCTTACAGATTTACTCCAAGCACTGTTGCATATGATCCAGCTACAGGACATATGACTATAACAGTTCCAACAACTCAGCATACAGCTAGTGCAGTTACATATAATCCTGTCACAGGTGATATGGAAATAACTGTTGGATCTCACTCTTTAGCAGTTGGACAGGAGATATTAATTGCTCCTAATTCATTAATCTTTACTTGTGATTATAATAATGATGGAAACACTACAAACAAATCTTATCCTAGAGCAACTGGTGCTGCTACTCCTTCTGGAGCTGACTACGCATATAACAATCATTTACCGATTAGAGCAACAACTGCAACCACAATTACAGTCAATGTAAATGGCGGTGGTGGAGCTGTTACTGATACTTCAGCACATAACTTTGTTTCTGCTAGTGCTCAAGGTATTAGTATTTTCCACGGAATTCGGAGTGGTGAGAAGATTCGCATTACTAACGAAAGTCTATCCTTTAGATGTGCTAAAGACCAATACTCAAGTATTCACGAATATCCAAGAACAACCGACCCTGCTAGTGGTAGATGGTTAACAGTTGTCAATCCAACTAATAATACATTTACTGTTGATGTTGGTGTTGCTGCATTTGCTGATCAATATACACATACATTTGAATCTTCATCTGTAAATTCTATTACAAGAGCAATAGTAACCACAGGTGGTAATTATCACCATACATTCAAGTCTGGACTTACTAATGGTATCAGAACTGGTGGTGAATATACTCATACATTTGTATCTGCTGCTCATAGAGGAATACATGTTGCTGGTGATTCCATTTACATCGCTGATGACTCTCTAAGATTCACTTGTTCTAAGGATGCCCATGCTACTCAGCATGATTATCCACGTGCTTCTGATCCTGCAAGTAAGCAAGTATTAGAAGTTAAAAATGCATCAGCTAATACATTTGTAGTTAATGTTGGTAAGTCTCCATCAGATAACGTACATGATCATAAGTTTGTTAGTGCAGATTCTAATTGCATAACCAAGTCTGATTATAAAGTTACTAGTTGTTCTGATGTTTATACAACTTCAAATAACCTAATTTCAATCTTAACAGATACCATTTCAAATGCTGCTTTAACAACTCCTGTTGACCATCTAGCAACTGTTACTGATCTTGGTCCTGTTCATGAATATGTTGGTGGAACAATCCACTCCTATATGGAAGTTCCATTCAAGGTCACCTATGATAATCCTGGTGCTGATCTAGTTTATACAGATAGAATAGACATATTCAGTCGTTACAGATTCCGTGATGCTGCCGAACTAATTCGTCAGAACCGTGGAGCAATTGTTGATAAAGCTGCATATGATATGCTACAGAAGTATCCTGCTTTGGCTCAGGATATGCCAAGAAACCAAAATGGTGGTTCTACAGATGGAACAGAACGTTGTAAGACTGACCTAGGACAAGTTGTTGATGGTATTGCCACTGACATTGAACAGGGTGGTAATAAGAATGTCATTACTGCTGCTGGATTCTATCTTGGATTGAATGATGAAATACAACATATTAGATTACAACTTCCACAGTCAGTTTATGTTCATGAGCGTCTAATTTACTACTTAAAGCAAGCAGTTGATGGAACTCTAACACAAGATAATACAGAAAATCTTATCGTTGGTGACTGGGGTGTAACAAATAATGATAGCACTACACAGTACGATGTTTATAACGCATCTTATATTCCTTCTACAGGAGATATGACGTTGACTGTTGCTGTTAATACAGGAACATTTAGTGTCACAGGTGCAGTCTATAACCCAACTTCAGGTGATTTATCACTTACAATTGGAACTCATACTTTAGTCATCGGTGATCAAATTGGAATTAAAACAGAATCTTTAGTCTTTACTTGTGATTATAACGGTAATGGCAACCAGACTCAGAAGGCATATCCTAGATCATTTGGTGCTAATACCACAAATGGTGCTGATTATGCATACGATAACTTCCTACCTATTACTGCTGTAAACCAAGGTGGTGGAACAATTACCGTTAATGTTAACGGTGGTCAGGGTGCTGTTACAGACACTACAACTCATAACTTTGTATTGACTGCTTCTGCAACCAATTGTATTACTGTTGGTCACGGATTTAGTGTTGGTGATAGTATTCAAATTGCAGATGATGCATTGACATTTAATTGTCAAATGAATGCTGGTGCTACTAATAAGACATACCCACGTGCAACCGATCCTTTCTATCAGAAACCAGTTACTATCGATGCTGTTACTACAACAACTATTACAGTTAACGTTGGTGCTACTCCAGAAGTTAAATATACAGCGACAAATGCTGAGTATAACCCAACTGGAGGTAACTTAAAACTTTGGATTGGTAACCACAACTTAAAGGTTGGTCATCCTATTAGGATTAATCCTAATTCATTGAAGTTTAGATGCTTCATGGATGACTATATGACTCTGAAGTCTTATCCAAGAACAACTGATCCTTTCTATAATCTTCCTATGGAGATTACTGAAGCAACTGCAGAGACTATTAGTGTTCTTGTAGGAACTACTCCAAAAGTTTTACACAATGTTTCTAATGCTACTTACAATCCAACTACGGGTGTAATGGTATTAACTCTTGCTGTTAACCACGGATTAGTTGCTAATACTAGCATTAAACTTGCTCCTAATTCATTAACCTTTACTTGTGACTTTAACAGTGATGGAAACGTAACTCAGAAGTCATATCCACGTTCAGCAGGTGCTTCAACTGGAACTGGAGAAGACTATGCATATGACACTGCAATCAATATTGATAGTGCTGATCAGGCTGCTGGAACAATTACAATTAATGTAAACGGTGGACAGGGTGCCATTAGCGATACTACTACACACAATTATGTAAGTTCTCTTGCTGGTGCTGTAATATCTGGTGGAGATTATCTACATCAGTTTGCTTCTGCAGATATCGAGGGTATCATTGCTGGTGGTGACTATGTTCACGCATGGGCAGGTGGTACTGCTTCTAACGCAATAAGTGTTATTGGTGATTGTGCAGATGTTAAGACTAACATTGAAGCATTGATAACCAGTGTTAATGACATTATTGCACCTACTGGTTTAGATTATCATATTGCTGGTAATAGACTCTATTTCAATAGAGAGTATATTGCACAAGATGTTACTTCTAGCATAGTAAATGAATTTACATATCAAGCAGGTTCTGCAAACTATCAAGCCTTTACATTCCCAAGTCCAGGTGGTGTTAGTGGACAACTAACTTGTGAGAGAGATGTAGAATTGATTGTTAAATCAATAATCTCTGACTTACAGACTGGTGGTAATAACAGCACTATTAAGGCACTTGAATACTACGTTGCTGCTGATGGAACTCTTACTCAGGTTGAGGATGAGGTCATAGCAACTGTTTATGGTATGACCGTATTGAAGACAGTTGGTGCAGAAGTAGTTAGAAATAATGCTTATAATAGTAGTGAATCTATTCCTTTCGGTGGATATCAATCTCAAGGTGCTTCATCTCCTGCATATAGAGATACAGAATCTACTACAGATATTGATGAAGTAGTTGGTCGTTGGAATGAACTTGTAGATATCGTAATTGACTTCTTTGCTCCAGGCAAAGATGATGCAAGATCTGGAATGAAGAATATCCTATTCAATGCAAATTACTATAAGGAAGAGTTAACAAATCTTGTTAATACTCAATTTGGTAATGGTCAGTGGATTTATAATGATTTTGTTGATGAGTTACTTGGAAACATGGTTCAAGACTCTATTACAACTGACATAGAACATAAGCATGAAGCACGTGTTCTACAACTTGCTAGTGTAGCTGGTAATTTCATTGTTGGTGAAATTCTTACTGACTCAACTACTGGTGGTTATGCTATGATCCTTGAATGGGATGCTAAGGATAGCAGACTTTATATTGGACCTTATATGAATAATCTTCCTGTTGCGATAGGAAATACTGTTCAAGGTCAGACTACAGGTGCGGGAGTTATTGCAAGTAATGGAGTAAGTGCTCCATTTGATTGGTATACACATCCAGCAAACGTTGAAATACTCAGAAATGCAAGGTTAATTACCTCTACTGTTCAAGATCAAATCGTTAGTAATAATATTGGTTATCAGTATCCAGAAGATCTTACTAGTGGAAACACTCTTACAAATGCAACTATTACAAGTAATGCTCTTGTTGGTCCTGATAATAGTTTAACTGCTGATAAGATTGTTACTACTGCAATCGCAGGTGAGCATAACATGTTCAGAAATTACAGTCTGAATGCTTATGAAACTTGGGATTCTGGCAGTGTTAAGTTTGATACTACGAATGAAACGTTTGACACAGGTGAAGTAGGAACTGTACCTTCACAGCAATTTACTTATTCTATATTCTTAAAAGCTGCTGAATTTTCTAATGTTCGTGTAATGGTTTCTCTTGATGAGGATACTGCTACTAAACAGCAAGCATTCTTTGATTGCGATTTAACCACTGGAACTACAGGTAGTCTGTTTACACCTCAAGGTGGTGTTACTGTTAATGATCATGGTATCATTCCTTACGGTTCTGGTTGGTATAGAGCATATATTACAATTACTTGTTCCTTTGGTTTCTCACAACTTCGTCAACAGGTAATAGTTAAGAATGCTACTGGACAGACTAATTACACTGGTGATGGCACATCAGGAATTTATGGATGGGGTCAAAAACTTACTAAGAATGTAATTGATCCTTATGCTTCTGGTTCTGGTGAGATATTCTATGCTGATACAGCATATAACATTAAGACTTATACTATCAATCAATTAGAAATATGGATAGATCAGGCTTTACATGGTGGATTATTAAATCCATCTGCTCAATCTGGGTTCGTTCCATACTTTAGTGAATCTGCAAGTAATAATTATGATCCATTCTCTATTGCTAGATTAACAAGGTATAGTCTTGATATTATAAGAAACCAATTATTAAATAGCACTTACTATACTGATATTATTGTTCAACATGGTATTAAGTTAGCAACTAAGACTTATGGTACTAGAGATGTTCCAGTTGGAATAGCAGGTGGACTTAACGCATCTGATTACCTATACGGTATGTCAAGCGGTGCTTATGGTGAACTAGAATCCATTGGTATGAATGAAGGTGAAATTGTTGAAGTGCATCAACGCTTCCGTATTGATGCTGATATCATTGATGGTCCATTTATCATGAATGAGACTTGTCAGAAACAAGGTGACGCAACTGTTACTGGTCGCATTTATGGATTCTTTGAAGATGAAAACTTCAAGTATCTTGATGTTGCAGTTACTGGTGGAACCTTTGCTGTATTGGATTACGTTGTTGGTGCAACAAATACTACAACAGCACAGATCAATGCTATTGAGGATAGAATTCAGATTACTGATCTTGTTGGTGAATTTGCTGATAATATTCCATTCAAGGGATATGATTCTGGAGCAACTGCAGTTCCAACAGGATTCTTAAAAGCAGAAGCTGCTGTTACAGATAATAGTGGTGGTAAACTAACTGTTGATACTGAAACCTTAACGGGCACATTTGAAACTACAGCAACAATTTATCCAGCAACATCGAAATTGTATATTGATGTTCTTAAGTATGATGGATTAGATCTTAATATTGGTCATAGAATTTCCTCTACTGGTCATTATCGACTTGGTATTTCAATCATTGACAACAAGAATGTATTTGTAGTTGGTAATAAACTTAATAAGATTACTAACGGTATCATGGATATCAATAACTACGGTAATATTACTGAAGTTGATATTGATAATAACTTGGTTTACATTGATATAGTTAAAGGAGATATTCAGAATGGTGATCAAGTTGGTGACTTTGCAACTGGAGTTGACCCTGTAAATCCACAAGGTCACGCAAACGTAGTTACTAGAGTCGTTGTCACTGGTGCTGCAACTGGTTTGGTTCAAGCTATACAGACTGCAGGTTTACATAAGCGTTTCTATCTAAGTGATGTTCGTGGAACATTCAGTGGTAGAGATGGCATTATGAGTAAGGATAATTACAAGGGTTCAATTCTTTCTAAGGTTGATCTTAAAGGACGTGTTGAACGTGCATTCAGAGGATTTGATGGTTCTCAAACTACCTTCAAGTTAACCATTGAGAATGGCACGAAGTACTTCCCAGATCCAGCAGGACACATGCTTCTCTTTATTAATGGTGTTCTACAACCTCCTGGATCTGCAAACGCATATACAGCGTTCTCAGATAATATTCAGTTCACTGAAGCACCAGATCTAGGTGCATCGTTCACAGGATTCTACGTAGGTAAGTTGAGACAGTTGGATGATATATCCTTCGAGTTCGACTCCTTACGTCAGTCATTCAACTTGAGACGTGATGACGTGTTCTATTCATTGACACTGACTGATGGTGTTCAATCTTCTACAATCCTTCCAGAAAATAATATCATATGCTCACTGAATGGTGTTATTCAGGAACCAGGCGTTGGTTTTGAATTGGTTGGTTCTAGAATAATCTTCTCTGAGATTCCTCGTGTTGGATCAACATTCGTTGCATTCTCCTACGTTGGTTCTGAGGCAGACGTTGACGCTGCAGAAGTTGTACCACCAATTGAAGTTGGTGACTTTATTGACATCCAAGGAGAGACTGAAGATCGTGAAGTTGCTGTTATTGAATCTTCTAACTCTTTGATTACCTTTGACTATCTTGGATCTGTATTCGGACAAGATGCTAAAGGTTCTGCTCAACTAACATCTGGAACCATTGAGAAGGTTCAGGTGACCTCTGGTGGATCTGGTTATACAACTAGACCAACAGTAAGAGTTGACTCTATATCTGGATTTGATGGTAACATTCGCGCACTGGTTGGTGTTGCTGGTGTTGAAATTAGTAATGCAGGTAGTGGATATGAGAATCCTATAGTCTCAGTTGAGACTAGCGTACCAGATGACTGGACTGCTCCTGACTTAAGTCTATACGGAGAGGAACCAGTTGACCCCGAAACACCATAAATAACTAAAAAAGTAGCGAGTAATGGCTAAACAAACATTAGGTCTTGGATCTGCTGCAAACGATAATACGGGTGATACCCTTCGTGCAGGTGGTGATAAGATTAACGACAATTTCAGCGAAGTATATACTGCTTTAGGTAATGGAAGTAATTTAACGGTTACTCTTGCAAACCCTGCTGTTGGACATGTCTTGCGTTATAATGGCACAACTTTTCTACCTTCAGACTATACACAGTTAACTTCTGCGCTTGATGTAAATGGTAATTCTATAATTTCTGCTTCAAACGGTAATATTGTTGTTGCTCCTAATGGAACTGGAAATGTAACCATATCAAATGGTAGTGTTACCAGCACATTTAATGGTACTGATGGCATTATTGATATGCCAACAAAGGTAAAATATAAGAATGAGTATGCTAATATAGGTTCGGCTCCTGCTGCTGCATCATATGCAGGATATTTCTTTACAGTTGATGGTGATGATAATCCGTATGTAAATATGAACATCACTGCTGGTGGTGTAGGTGATGTACAAGCAAAAGTTTTAACAGAATATTCTAGTCTTGGTCTTGTAGGAGATGTTGATACTACGACTGCTGCTCCTACTGATGGACAACTTTTAAAGTGGAGTACTAGTGGAAGTAAATGGGCACCTGCTGATGATCTTGCTGGTGCTGGATCACAAAATTTATTTGAATCCGTTGTTGCTGATACTGGAACTACTACTGCTGATGCTGAAAATGATACACTAACACTTGCTGGTGGAAGTGATATTTCAACTAGTATCTCTGGTGATACTGTAACAATTAACTATACTGGAACTCCTATAACAACATTCGCTGGATTAACTGATAGTGATCTTAGTGGAATTGTTAAAGGTGACTCAATCTATTGGAATAATACTGATTGGGTTGTTTCTAGAAGTCCTGTTATTTGGTGGAACTTAAACGCTAGTGGTTCATCTGATTATACATTCTCTGGTCCTGGATTTACTGGTGCGGTAAATGATCCTAACCTTTATGTTTATAGAGGATTTACTTATATCTTTGACAATTCAGTTCAGGGTGGTGCTCATCCATTTAGGCTTCAGAGCACTCAAGGATTAACTGGAACACCATATACTGCTGGTCAAAGTGGTAGTGGATCTAATATTTTATATTGGACTGTTCCTTTAGATTCACCTGCGACACTTTATTATCAATGCACACTTCATGCCGCTATGAACGGCACTATTAACGTAGCAACATAATATAGATGGCAAGACAAGTTCCTGGTTCTGGTGCTGTCATTGAACCAATTTTCGATGAGATTTTTGGAGTTCGTGCAGTAGAAGTTGTAGAGGGTGGTACTGGATACTCTCAATCAGATCCACCACGTCTTACTATAACTGGGTGTGGAACTCCAGACGTAGAAGCGTTATTATATCCAATTATTGATCCTGATTCAGGAAAGATCATACACGTTCGTGTTCTTACTAGAGGAAGAGGATACGATCCTTTACGTTTAACTATTGTTCCTGAACAAGAAACTCCCAATGTTGTAACGTCATTTGATATTAATAGGATTTGGCAAAGTCATCCAAATTCTCCTCTGAGTGGAACTCACACTATGGATAGTGAGACTCCACCACAAAAGACTGATAGACTACAAATAGTATCGGATAATCATCCTAAACCATCTCAAATATTTTCAAATGAGAGACAGCCAGGAGGGTCTGGAGATCTTGTAGATAGATCATTTGATCAAACATTTATATACAGAGGTGGTAAAGACGTTCCTAACCCAGGTATAAGGGAATTTGAGAACGATAAAAGCATCGGTATCATGGCAAATGGTGTATTATTACATACACCAGAATGGGGACAAGATGGTAATCCTCCTCCAGGGTTTGCTATTGATGCAATAAAATACCCTTATATTAAAACTAATAATGTATATGATGCAGTAATTGATGGTAACACATATTATTATCAAACAAATAAATTAAAAAATGAATTTGCTTTAGCTAATGGAGTTTTTGATTGGGGTAGAATAAGACAATTTACTTGGAAGATTAAAACTGAAATTGATAACGTATTATTAGAAGTTTCTAACTTAGATGAGACTATAGGTGAAGTTCAAGTAGGTAGGGTTGTTGACTGTATCAGTAGTACTGCTAAAGGTGAAGTAGCAAAGATTGTTAAGGATAATCAAGGAAATGTAACTAAGATTTATTTGAGAAGTCTTACTGGTGTTGGTTTCGGAGAGAATGATGTATGTTTAGGTGCTAATGGATTCCAGTTTAGAGTTCAAGGTATTCCAACTCTATTCCCAAATGGTATTTTCTATATTGATTTTGGAACCGATGCTCAAGAATTTGGACCATTTTCTCCAGGAACATATTACTTTGCTCCAGAAGATATTAAGGTTCAAAGAAATTATTTAATTATTTGGGATCAAAGTGATGAGTCTAATAAGACACCAATGCAGCATCCCATGCAGTTTAGCACCACTCCTGATGGGACTTTAAACTCAACACCTGGAACTCTTTATTATAATAGTACTGGTGTGACACAAGCACCTGCTACAGATTATGAGAATGAGTATCAAGCATTATTCTTGATGAATGCAGATGAGACTAATAAGATATATTATCACTGCAAGAATCATCGTTATATGTCTGGTTTTCTGGGCGATGAGGGATATTTAATCCTTGACTCTACTATAGATCCAGACCCAACAGTTAACACATATTATTTTACTGATTACTATCAGGCAAATGCAAATGATCCAAATACTATTGATTATTCTAGACATGTAGATGGTCACTCTAAGGTTTTGGGTATGTCCTATGATGGATATCCAATTTATGGACCTTGGGGATACAATGCCTCTGGTGCAACTGTAAGAGAAACTAGTGGATATAGATTAAGAACTACTGGTGAACTAGCAGGTAACCGTCCTCAAGTTAATACTATTTCTACAGTTACATATACAGTAACATTATCTAATAATCAATTCCTTTTTGATGGTTCTAGACCTCCTTTCTTATCTCTTGAAAGAGGTAAGACATATATCTTTAATCAAGATGATGCAAGTAATGATAGTAATCATATTTTCATCAGTACTAATGAAAATGGTTGGCATGTAGGTGCACCACCTATTATTGGAGATACATCATATCTTTTACCAGGCACTCATATAACTTACTGGATTGATGGTGCTGAAACTACCTATACTACTTGGATTAGTGCATTTAATACTGCTACAACTAGAGAAGTTCGTTTCCATGTTCCAGTTGATGCACCTAATGCTTTGTATGTTTTTGGATATTCAGTACCAGATATAGGTATTAGAACAGTTCAAGATGGTTATGTGCTCGGAGATTTAGTTGAAGATTATATTTGGGAATCTGGTCAAGGAAGTCTTGATGCATCAAATGGTAAGTTTGGTCCTACTCCAGAATATCCGAACGGAACATATGCTTATTATATGATTGAGGATTCTAATGGTGATCCAGTTTATCCTTATGCTATAGGTAAACAGTTCTATGGAGTAGCTTTAGAGGAAGGAGATTTGGTTCCTACACAAGTAGAATCATTCCCATCAGGTGCAGCAGGAGATGTTGTTCTTAAATCAGATGGAACTCTTTCTTATGTTAAGATGACCAAATTTGGTGATAACTATTTTGGTCCTGCTCAAGCAAAAATATTAGGTGGACAAGGAAGTGGTGCATTAGCAAGTCCTATTGTACAAACTATTACTGGTTTATCATTATTAAGTTCTGGTAAAGAATATGCTACACCTCCAACACTTATCTTTGAAGGTGGCGGCGGTGGTGTAGGTGCTGAAGGTGCTGCTGAGATTGATACCTTTGGTAAGGTTACTTCAATTAATATTGTAGATGAAGGTGAATTCTATCAAGAACCTCCATATGTTTTAATTACAGGTGGTGGTGGATTAGGTGCTAAAGCGGTTGCTAGAATTGATCAAGGTGTAATAGTTGGGATTGATGTTACTGATCCTGGTTCTGGTTATATTAATCCACCAAACATAATCTTTACAAAGTTAATTAACTTAAAACGTAAGACTAGAGCAAGACAGTCTTACAACTCTCAAGCAATTTACTTAACTGGTCTTGTTAAAGACTTAGCGGCTGCTGATACAGAAATCTTTACTGATACTACTACAGGTTTCCCTGGATCTGGATCTCTTATTGTTAACACAGAGACTATTACATATACTGCTAAGGCAGAAGGTAAGTTCTCTGGTTTAACTAGAGGTGTTAATTTCAACTATGACCAGAGAGTTATATTAGATGCATCTCAGAATAACCAGCAAGATATATCAACATATAACTTTAGTGTTGGTGACAGAGTAATTCGTAGATTAGATAACGCAAATAATAAGGTCGCTAAAGTATATGACTGGAATCCTTCAACTAGAGAACTACTAGTAACATTTGAAGTTGATGAATTAGCATTTATTGATGGTGGTATTCCTTCAACAATAGATGCGATTGTTCAATTTGATGCAGGTGTTTCTGCTAGTGCACCTAATGGATTTGAACCTCACTCAACTACATTTGCTGCAAATGAAAACATTGTAACTTTAACTGTTCCTATAGGATCACTTCTTGATACTAAGTTTGTTGACATTGCAGAAAATGCTGGTGCTGGTGATGGCATTCCAGATTTAACTAATACTGGTACTGATTTTGAAAATCAAATCTCACTAGATGGTGGAATACATACTTCTTTATATGGTATTGAGGAAACTCAAGGTGGTCAGAACACAACTCTATTTGCTATTGGTGATCAAGTAAAAGATGGTTCTATTCCATATAAGTATGCGACAGTTGAAGTTGCAGGAACATTAACAGATGGTATAGATCACTCAGCAAAGTTGAGCATTTATGTTGATTTGAACGTTGGTAACGGTCAAAACTTTGTTGTTAATGATTTGGTTACTGGTGATGTATCAGGTGTAAGAGGAACGGTTCTTGGATGGGACGCTAATACTGGACTTTTAGAAGTTGGTAATATCGTTCCATATAATACTGGTAATATCAATATTGGTATTGCTGGTTATTTCTATGAATTCTCAGACAAGGGAACAGTTATTGATTACATTGTTCAAAATCCAGGAACAAACTATACTGCTATACCAACGATTGCAGTAGAAAATATTGGCGATATACAGTCAACAGCTACAGTAAATATGACTGCTGCTGGTGACCAGGTCGCTTCTTTAACTATCACAAATGGTGGATATGGCATAGTTCAGTCAGTTGACGAGAGTTATAACATACACCCAACAGTGACATTCAACAATAATCCAAGTGATACCACTGGATCTGGTGCAGTTGCACAAGCGATTCTTGGTGGTGAACGTATTGCTGGTAACACTGGTGCAAGTTATAGAATTAAAAGAATTGAGTATCAAGCACAACTCCAGTCTAAGGAGTAGGCAGAATACACATAAATAAACAGGAGGACAATAGTCTTAGGAAATGGCAGCTCTATTAACTGATCAATTTAGAATTTTTTCAGCACAAAAATTCATTAAGGCTCTTGAAGGTCCAGTTGCAACTCAAAGTGATGAAGTCGCAGGTGCCACAAGAGACAGGTTATACCTTTTCATAGGTAGACCACAAAGCTGGGATAATGAAAACTCGCCTCCACAGGCAGTTGATTCATTCTCAGAATTTTCTGGTTCTTATGATGATATGGTTTCAATGAAGCGTGTGCTGGCTTCTGACACTGTGCAAGTTGTTCGTAGAATTGACTGGGTTTCCCCAGAACAAACTACTGGTGGTTTGGGATTTACTTATGACATGTATCGTCATGATTATTCTCCAAGTAAAACTGCTGCTTCTGGTGCTACTAAACTATATGATTCTGATTTTTACGTTGTAAACAGTCAGTATCAATGTTATAAGTGCATCTATAACGGAACTTCTCCTAGTGATCCTAACGGAAAACCCTCAACTGTTGAACCAACAGGAACATCTACCTCGATTATCACTACTGGTGATTCTTATCGTTGGAAGTATGTTTACACTATTCCAGTTGCAAGTGTTTTGAAGTTCTTCTCGAACGACTATATGCCCGTATTTACAAATGATGCGGTGAAAACAAATGCTGTTGCTGGTGAAATTGATACTGTTGTTATTAACGCTGCTGGTTCTGGTTACAATAACGGTACCTACGACAACGTTGCTATCAACGGTGATGGCACTGGTGGTCGGGTTAGTATCGTGGTTGATGGCGGTAAAATTATTTCTGCTACTGTTACCTCTGGAGGTACTGGGTATACCTTTGGTAAAATTTCTGTTGATAATATTACTGGTATTGGTACTGGCACGGGTGCTCAAGTCGATGTCATAGTTCCACCTCCTGGTGGTCATGGTGCTGATGCTGTTGTAGAACTTGGTGCTTTCCGAGTTATGATCAACGCTAAACTCTCATATGATGAAGGTGCTGGAGACTTCCCAGTTGATAACGATTATCGTCGTATTGGTTTGATTACAAACCCACTTAAGTATGGAACTGAGGAATTAATTTCAGACCTGACTGTATCTGCTACTAAGGCAGTTATATTCTCACCTACATTCCAAGGAAATTATGTTCCTGATGAGATTATTACCCAAACAAGAGTTGTTGGTGGAACAAACGTTACTGCACGTGCTCGTGTTGTTTCTTGGAACGCTACAACAAAACTACTAAAATACTATCAAAATGCTGTTGACGGTATCTTCCCTGAAGTTACTGGAACACAGAATGAATTTGATGGATCTAACGTTATTAATGGTGCTACATCTGGTGCTGCTGGTCAACCTGATGTTAACTTCCCCGCCATACCAAACTCCTCTTCTAGGACTATTAACAACACTGAATATGACTTGGGTATGAAATTCAATAATGGTTATGCAAAACCTGAAGTTGCTTCAAGTAGCGGTGACGTTGTTTACATAGATAATAGAAGATCTATTAGTCGTGCAAATGACCAGGTAGAAGATATTAAAATCGTAATCGAGTTCTAAAATCGAATGGCACAAAATACTAATTTAAATGTAACCCCGTATTACGACGACTTTGATAAAGCAAAGAACTTTTATCGGGTTTTATTTCGTCCTGGATTTCCAATACAGGCAAGAGAATTAACACAGTCTCAATCTATTCTACAGAATCAGGTTGAGAATATGGGAACTCATCTATTCAAAGATGGTTCGATGGTTATTCCAGGTCAGGTAGGATATGACTTAAATGTTAATGCCATTATGGTCCAGGAGTCATTCTTGGGTGCCGACGTTGAAAGTTATAGAAGTCAGATTACAGGAAAAATTATTACAGGTTTGACCTCTGGTGTTAAAGCCAAGGTTCTTTATAGTATTTCATCGACAGATTCAGATAAAGGGTATATTACACTCTATCTTAAATACATTGAATCTGGTGGAGCAGAAAATAATCAAGATACATTTACAAATAATGAACAGTTAATCACTGATACTGAAATCACTTTTGGTACAACTCTAATTGAAGTTGGATCACCATTTGCACAATTACTTCCTACTGAAGCAACTCAAATTGGTTCTGTTGCATATGTTCAGGAAGGTGTTTATTTCATTCGTGGTTTCTTCGTAGACGTACCATATCAGTATATTCTCCTTGATCAGTATGGAAGCTCACCAAAATACAGAATCGGACTTGAAATCCTTGAGTCAATCATCACCCCAGAAGATGACTTATCCCTCAATGATAACGCTGCAGGAACATCTAATTATGCTGCTCCTGGTTCTCACAGGTTCCGAATAACTACTAACCTAGTTAAGAAATTACTTACAGATGAAGCAGATAAAGACTTCATCGAATTACTACGTATCAATGGTAATAAGATTGAGAAATTAGTTGATCGTAGTGCATATGATGAATTAGAAAGGTCTCTTGCTACCAGAACTTATGAAGAGTCTGGTGACTATGTTGTGCAAGATTTCCAGATTACTATGAGAGAGAACCTAAATGATGGGTTCAATAATGGTGTGTACAGTAGTGGTGATACTACTGCTCAAGGAAATTATGCAGCAGAAAGCAATTATGCTCTTGAGATGGGTCCAGGTGTTGCATATGTTAGAGGATATAGACTTAAGACTCTATCACCAACCTATGTTGACTTAGCAAAACCAAGGGATACTGATGCTGCTCAGAACACTATCATCCCATTTACTTTAGGTAACTACTCTAAAGTTAAGAATCTTTGGGGATTCTTAAACACTGCTGGATCTACGATTGCTAATGCATATCAAACAGTAGAATTACGTGATAACTTCACAGCAACTCCTGGTGATGCACAAGGTAATCTTATTGGATATGCACGTGCAGCATCCTTAGAATTCCTTCAAGATCCAGATACAACCTTTGGTAATACAGATGACAAGTATAATTTGCACTTATTTGATGTGCAAATGTTCACTGTCCTACAGTTAGGTAGTGCTCAAACAATTAGTACTGGTGCTGCAGATAATAGAGGATCAGTTGTTGTGGGAGCATCTTCTGGTGCTAGAGCATATCTTATTGATAACGTATCTGCTGCAACACACCTTCCTGTTTATCAGGTGGAAGGAGCGTTCCAGAAAGGAGAAATGGTTACTCTAGATGGATTAAATTTAGATACTATTACTAATGTTCATACCTATAAGTATTCTGATACACGTCAGATAGTTGGTAGGGATGAATCTACTTTAGCAGTAGAATTTACTTCTGACCTTATATTAGAAGATTTAAAATTCCTTCAAGGTGCTACATTTACATATGATGCTACTGGTGGTTCAGAAAAGATTACTGGTTTAAATTCTAATTTCGCTGCAGACTTAAGACCTGGCGATAGAATTTACTTCTCAGAAACAAAGTATGTTGATGTTGATTTTGTTAATCCTTCTAACCTAGGTTCATCAAATATCAATAACATCTTTACCTTTACTACTCAAGTAGTTAATGTAACTCCTCCAGGTTCTAACTATCCTGCTGCTGGAACATATAATACACTTCTTAGATATAGAGGAAAACTTTGGGAGACTGAGAATGCAAATCTTCTCAAAGAAATGCCTAGCCCATATGTTAAATCCATTTCGGATGAATCATGTATTGTTAGGAGAACGTTTGATGCACAGACAGTTGCTGCAAACGCTATATCAATTACGCTACCTGAGAATGAACAGTTTGAAGCAATATCAAACTCCGCATATTCATTCACTGTTATGGGTAGTACCTCTGCAGCATATCCTGTAGGTAAGCAGATTCCTATTGATACTGTAAACTCTGGTGCTATAGGTTATACAACATTTACCTCTGCTGATAGAACTACTATTCAGGTAGTTAACTTGGATGTTACTGGTGATGGTGGTGCAATTACTTCTGTTAAGGTTACTGCATCTATATCTAAAAACGTTACTACCAAGAAGACAAAATCACCTACAAACATGTTTGTATTGAAGGTGAATCAAACAATTCAGAATCTTGATAAGCAAAACTATGGTTTAGCATATTCTGGAGTATACGGAATTAGAATTGAAGATAGAGATATATCATTAGGTATAACAGACGTATTCAATGTTCATGCTGTTTATGAATCATTGGATGATAGTGATCCTGTAATACCTTCAATTACTTTAGTTGAACCAACGTTCTTTGCAACTAAGAGTGTTGTTGTTGGTAAGACTTCTGGTGCTAGAGCACGAGTAGTTGACTTTAACTCAAGCACTTTAAAACTATCACTTGTTTATCTTAGTGGTAAGTTCATCTCTGGTGAAACTGTTGATGGATATAATACCAGCAACATTGCTATTCAAGGTATTATTAATGACTCTACTGGATCTATTATTGATGGATCTAAAGTTATTACAGATCGTTATACACTAGAAACTGGTCAAACCAATTTCATATATGGAGTTTCAAGACTTGTAAGAAAGAAAGGTGTTGCACAACCAATTAGAAAAGTTAAGATTGTTCTAGATTACTATGCACATGCTGCTACTGGAGACTACTTCGGTGGACAATCATACTTGGATACTGCATATGCAGACATTCCATATTACCAAGAATTCTTCTTACCTGATTACTTAGACTTCCGTCCAGGTGTTAAAAATCTATTTACTGGAACAGGATCTGTTGCATCTCCAGCATATGTAAATGCTGCTACATTAGACTTTAAGCACAGAACATTCCCAACAGCAGGTAGTCCAGCTGCAACTCTATTTGACGTTCCTAAAGTCAATAGTGATTTCAGATGTGACTTTGATTGGTATCTTCCTAGGGTTGATAAACTATTCTTATTACCTAATGGAGAATTCCAGGTTGTTAAAGGTAAGTCAGCGCAGCTTCCTTCTCCACCAGACAACTTACAGGATGGTATGCTTCTAGCTACTTTGATCCATGCTCCATATGGATTTGATCCTGCATCTGATGTTATTGTTGAAAAGTCTGATAACAGACGTTATACCATGCGTGACATTGGTAAGTTAGAGAAACGTATTGACCAAGTTGAGTATTATACATCACTCAACATGTTAGAGAGTGATACATTTAATACTGAGATAATGGATTCTTCTGGTAAGAATCGTTTGAAGAATGGATTTATAGTTGATGACTTTACAGATCATTCTAAATCCAGTACAGTTAACGCAGACTACAGTGCTGCTCTCAGTTATGAGAACGGAACCTGTCAGTCTTCACACTATACTACTAACGTAGCACTATTAATTAATGAGTCCCTATCTGCAAATTATCAAAAGACTGGTCCTTTAATTACTCTACCTTATACTGAATTAGCATTAATTACACAGTCTTATGCATCACGTGTAGAGAATGTAAACCCATTTAACGTGTTTGCTTATATTGGTCGTATTGATTTACTTCCTGCTTCAGATGACTGGGTAGATACTAATCGTTTACCTGTCAATGTAATTGATATTGAAGGAGATTTTGAAGCCACATTTAGAGAGCAAGGTGCAGATCAAAATGGATTTGCTCCTATTCAATGGGGATCATGGAATACTACATGGAGTGGAACTTCAAGTGGTGGATGGAGTACATGGAGAGAACACACCTTTGCGAACTATGTCCGTGGTAGAGGTCGTCGTGTTATGGGATCGAGAACGGTTACTACGACGAATCAACAAACCAGACGTGGTATTAGAACTAGAGTAGTTCCTAGGATTGATCGTCAATCTATGGGAGATAGAACTGTATCTTCAACTTCTATTCCTTGGATTCGTTCTAGAAATATTCAAGTAACTGTTGCTCGTATGAAGCCTAGAACTACGTTCTATGGATTCTTCGATGGAACTAAGGTTGGTGATTATTTGATGCCGAAGGTTCTTGAAGTAATTAAAGATCCTAGCACTGATAGTAGAACTAACTCAACACCATTTGTTATTGGTGAAACAGTTAGAGGTTTAACAAGTGGTGCCAGATTTAGAGTTGGTTCACCTAATGATTTCTATAAGTGGAATCCATATGATGATACTGATATGCCTTCATCTTACTCATCAACAACTAACTTTATAAATGTTGATACTGAGTCACTTGCAGCACAAGCAGTTGGACAATACTATGGTAATATCCAAGTTGGTGAAGTATTACTTGCTTCTTCTGGTGCTAGAGCAGTTGTAAGAGATCGTAGATTAATTACAGATAGATTAGGACAGTGGAAAGGATCACTCTTTATTCCACCACCTCAAGTTAGCACTAACCCTCGTTGGGCTACTGGTACAAGATTATTAAGATTAACAACAAATAAAGATGATGCAAGGACTGCAGGAACAGTCGCATCTGCTGCACAGACAGAATATGCAGCAACAGGTACACTCAATACCTTACAAGAAAACGTATTAGCAGTTAGAAATGCTGAACTTGTTGTAGACACAGTAACACAAGACAGAACTGTTAGAACAACTAGAACTGAGTCACGTCAGGTTGGTTGGTGGGATCCTCTAGCACAATCATTCTTGGTTGATGAAGAGGGTGGTGTATTCATTACTTCTGTTGATGTTTACTTCAATGCTAAAGATAGTAACATTCCGATCTCTATGCAGATCAGAACGATGGAAAATGGTTATCCAACAACTGCTATTCTCCCATTCTCCGATGTTACGGTAACACCTGATACTATTCAGACATCTGAAACTGGTGCTATTGCAACTAAATTTACATTCCAAGCACCTGTTTATATTCCACAGTCTATTGAACATTGCTTTGTTCTCTTCTCAGACTCTAATGAATATCAAGTTTGGATCTCTAGGATGGGTGAATTAGATATTACTGGAGACAGAACTATATCTGAACAGCCTTACGCTGGTGTTCTATTTAAATCACAGAACGCAACTACATGGACAGCAGACCAGTACGAAGACCTTAAGTTTGTTGTGTATAAGGCAGTATTCAATACTGGAGTTGCCTCTCAACTTACACTTAATAATGCTCCTCTGGATACAGGTAATGGTGGTAAACTCGTATTAAGAACTGATCCAATTCAGACATATCAACCTGAATTGCAATTGGTTATGAATGCTGTTTCTGCAACTCTTCCTTATACAGTTGGTGCTCGTGTTTATCAGAAAACGACTCTTGCCCAAGGAACAGTTAAAGAAGTTACAGATAGTAATGCTGGAGTATTGTTGACTATTAATGATATCTCTGGAACATGGCAATCTGGTTCTGCTACTGGTGGAACAGTTATTAACAGATTGGTTTCTTCTAAGACTCTTTGCACAATGACAGTAAGTAGTGCATCAGGTGACTTTACTGTAGGTGAAATAATCACTGGTAACAGTGCTGCTGCACCTACTGCAGAGGTTATTACTTGGACAGATAATGGTGGTGGTAATGGATCATTAACACTTAAATATGTTTCTACAGTCTTTACAGCAACTTCAGAACAGATTACTGGTGCTGACTCTGGTAAGACTGCAACTGTTGCTTCTGTAACTTACTCTGGAGATAACGTATCATCTAGTGTTGTTCAAAATGCATATCCTGCAAGCACACCAACATATACTACATCACAAAGAAGAATTACTGTTCAACATTCCCATCATGGTATGCATGATACAGATAACAATGTTATTCTTGAAGGTATTAAATCTGAAGTATCTGATACATATTTGACATCATCAATATCAGATTCCGATACTGCTATTCAAGTTAATGATGCAACAGCATTCCATACTGTTATTAATGGTGCTAATGTTGGAACATTAAACCTTGGATATATTAAGATTGATGATGAGATCATGTCCTACACTGCTATTAGTGGAACTGCTAAGACTATAACTGTTGCTGAAAGAGGACTTGATGGAACTACAGCAGCAAGTCATACTGATGAATCAATAGTTGAATGCTATAACTTAGATGGTATTCCTCTAATTGAGATCAATAAGACTCATCCTGCTATTATGAATCCTACTTTAGATAGTTACGATCTTGCTACATCATCTATTGCCAGATTAGGTATTAGATCAGGTGATAGCAGCGTAGTGGCAACACAAAATATTCAGTATGAGATTCTATCACCGCAGATTCAGAAGATGGTTCTGCCTAAGACCCTAGTCACAGCAAGGGTTAATACAATTACTGGTACATCTATTAATAATGGTCAATCATTACCACAGAACTCCTTTAGTAATACTGGAGAGTTCTATGATGTTAACCTAGGGGAGGACAATTACTTTGTTGCTCCACAATTAGTTTGTTCACAAATTAATGAGTCTGCTGAATTAAGTGGTGCTAAGTCATTTAGAATGGATCTAACATTATTCAGTGAAAAGGATAATGTAAGTCCTGTTATTGATACTGACAGAATGTCTATTACGACAATCAGTCAAAGAATTAATTCACCAGCAGATTCAAATACAGCAACATTACCAGTTGGTGATGATCATAATGGATGTTATATTACTAAGATCGCAGATCTAAGTAATCCATCATCTTCTATTAAGTTGATCTTTGCAGGTTACCGTCCACCTAATACTGAGATTAAACCTCTATATAGAGTACTTCCTTCTGGTTCTACTGATTCTATTGATACTTTAGGATGGGAATTCTTTGACACTAGTAATGCTAAGATACCACAAACATCTGATATAACAATATTCAGTGACTATGAATATGAAGTTGCTGGTTTAGACTTCGCACAATATCAAATAAAAATTGTGTTCGTATCTCCAAACCAAGCATACTCACCTATTATTAAAGACTTGAGAGTAATCGCCTTAGCAGTATAATGAAAGTTCCTATTAAAGATCTTGACGGTTGGTTCAAAGATGATGCAAATGGATCAGTGCAATGCTCTGATGATGCCAAGTATAAGCAATACATGGCAGCATATAAAGCAGAGCAAAAGGAGAAGGAAGAATTCCAGACTTTACAAAATGATGTTTCTGGGTTAAAATCAGAAATAGGTGAGATAAAATCACTGTTACTAACGTTAGCTGACAAATCATGACTATGGATAAGATCTCTCAGGATGAGATGCTCGTTCAATTTAAAGACCGATACTCAAACCTGATTACTGAAAATCAGCAACTTGCTGAATCAATTAAAAAGAATGAAGTGCAAGCACTCAAGCTTCAGGGTGCTATAGAAGCACTAGAATATTATGCTCCACCAGAGGAAACACCTCCCGAAATCGAAGGAGACGATGTTACCGATGGATCCCCTGAATTGACTGAAACTGAATAATAATCAAGGGGAACGCAGTTCCCCTTTTTTAGTGGCATAAATAACTTGGAAGCATGTTCTCATAGAGTTGTCCTAGAATAAAATGGCAAATAGAATTCAATTAAGGCGAGGTGGTGCTCAGGAGTGGGCAAACGCTAACCCGACACTTGCTCAAGGTGAATTAGGTATCGAATTAGATACTGGTCGCTTTAAGATAGGTGATGGTGTATCGGCATGGAACACATTACGGTATGAAAGACCAGTAGAATCAATATCTAATACAGCAAATACATTAGTACAAAGGGATGCCGACGGTAATTTTGCTGCTGGTGTTATTACTGCAACTCTAATTGGTAACGCTTCAACTGCTGCTAGATTATCATCTACTCGACAAATAACTCTATCTGATGATATTACTGCTTCAGGAACATTTGACGGTTCTGCAAACTTAAATCTTTCAACGGAACTTGGTCTAGTTTCAACTCTTCCTCATTATGATGGAACATCAAGTTCTACAGGTGTATACAATATAGTTACTGTAGATGCTAAAGGTAGAATTACCAATGCTATAGACTATACTGCAACTAATAACGGAACCCTTGCTGCATACGGTCTAGACGGGACTGTAGAGGGTTCTTCTGCTCAGCCGTATGATTTAGACTTAGTTGCAATTGCAGGTCTTACAACGACGGGTATGCTTGCTAGAACCAGTGGTGGTTCTATGGCAACCAGAACCATTACTGGTACTGCTGGAAAAATACAAATTAATAATGGTGCGGGTGTTAATGGTAACCCAACCATCAATCTTATAACAACTTCTGTAACTTCAGGTGATTATAATACTGAATCTTTAACATCAGTAAATGCTGTTGGATCTAACAGCGAACCATTTGGAACAGAAACTGTAAACGCTACGAAATTTACAGTTAACGAAGATGGTAGATTAACTTCTGCTACAAATCTTCCTATTGCAACAGCAGTAGAAGGAACCGAAGCACTTGCTTATAATGCAGGTACTACCTATGTTCGTGAAGATAAAATTACTAATGCATCAAAACTCTATCAAGCACTATTAGGAATTGCTGCTGGTGAAGCTGCTCCAACTCATTCAGATACTAGTGATACTGGAAGTTGGAGATATCTTGGTGCAGTTACAACTAAACAAAAAGGTTTAGCATCATTTGCTCAAGAAGATTTTGATGTAGCAGCAACAGGTCATGTTAGTATTGCTGCTGCTGGTGTTGACAATGGTCAATTACAAAACAGTAGAGTTTCCTTTGCAGATGGTAACACCAAAGAAGACTTCGCATTAGATCAAGAACTTACCGCCACCACAGGTTATCGTGGATTCAACTATCTAAATTATGTCAAGGTTAATGATACAAGCGGCAATCTTCTGTTTAGTGCAAATAATACGGGTGATAGTAGTGCTGGAGAGGTTGACATCAACGTCCGCACCTATATCAGTGATCCTGACATTACCCTCGACGGAGGGGTTGCACAAACTCTAGACAAGACTGGAGATGGTAATCTAACATTCCAGACTACACAGAACTCAGGTTCTCTTAGAACGTTAAGCATTTTTGCAACTAACTTAGGTGGTGGTGATAGTAAAGTAATTATTGGTGCAGAGAATGCTGTTACAATCACTGCATCAGATGCTGCTGGTAAAGTACAAG